ATGCTGGAAATCCAGACCAAGATAGTCGATGCGTGCATAGCCAAGGGTGGAATTCCAATCTTAAACGGCGGCCAAGTGGACTGCCGTGAATCATTCGCCAAAGGAAAGTAGTGAAGCAGATCGTAAGTCTGCCACGAAAGGACCGAGCGCTCGCGATGCGTGAAGGTTGGTACATGCCGGGCGGCAGCGGGGGAGCAAGGCGACTTCTCAAGGGCGCGCGGGAATACTGGATGATCGGCTACGACGGACCCCGTCCTCAGCCTGGTAGTTGGTGGCCACGGATGATGGAGCACGCTCAGCGCTACGGATTGTGAAACAAAAGCCTCGCGTGAAGCATCTTACGGTGTGCTAGACTCCATTCCAGTGACGCTCACAACTGGTGATGTAATAGCAATCATACTAGCTTTCCTTGGAGCCGCAGGCACTGTCCTGATGTTAATCATGAACTTACGTGTAAACGGGTCTATGTCTGAGATGCGCGCGGGTTTCACGATCGAGCTGGGCAAAGTGCAGCTTGAGATGGCGAAGATGCGCGCGGACTTCGCGGTAGACCACGCCGGACTATACAAGTCCATCATGGACAATCTCGGCAACGCCTACATCAACCGAAACGAATCGCTCACGATGCACCATTCCAACACCAAACGGCTGGAACTCATTGAAGCGCAGCTAGTGCGGATGGAAGAACGGTTGCCCGTTTAGTTGCGCAAGTGTGTGCTATCCTGAAGCTCCGGAATTAGTGAGTGGATAGTGGCTAAGGCAAGCACAACATTTCAACCAGGGCATCCGAAAGTTGGCGGGCGCAAACTCAAGAGCAAGAACAAGATCACGCGCGACGTCGCGGGACTGCTCGATAAACTTGGCGTCAATCCCATCGAAGGCATGGCAATGATTGCGGCGGACCCCACAGCGGATCTGCCAATTCGAGCGAGGATGCACGCGGAACTGGCCAAGTACGTTCATCCCCAACTTCGACAAACTAGCCTGGAAGTCACAGGCAAAGACGGCGCGCCACTGATACCGCTCGAAGCCTTTGACGCCGTGCTTCGTGACACGGATGACAGCACCACCCCTTGATAAACGCGAGCGCGCGCGGCTGGCCAGCGACCCGGTAAACTTCCAGCAAGCAATCCTGCACCGCAAGCTCTGGAAGCGTCAACAGGATATCGCTAACGCCTGCGCAACAAAACGCAGCACAGCGGTGAAAGGCTGCCATGCTTCCGGCAAAACCTACGTGACTTCGGGGTGCGTTCTGAGACATCTGGCGGTTTTCCCACAAGGCAAAGCTATCACAATTGCGCCGACGCTTCGCCAAGTCAAGCTCATGTGGGAGGAAATCGAATTGGCGCGCCGCGGATCCGCGCTGCAATTTCCGGAGTGCTCGACGGCTGGCCTGCGAATCACTGAGGAACGCTACGGGATAGGGTTCAGTTCGGCGAAGGGCGTAAACGCGCAAGGCTTCCACGGTCAGGACGTGCTGATTATCACCGACGAATCGCCTGGCATCTCAGGCGAGGTATGGGACGCGATAGAGGGCATCCGCGCCGGCGGACGCGTCCGGATCTTGAAGCTCGGCAATCCCACGGTTCCGAGTGGGCCATTTTTTGACGACTTCGGCCGCGGGCGTGCGATGACCGAGTGCATCACGATCAGCGCGTTCGACACGCCAAACCTGCAAAACGAAAAGACAGGTTATCCATTCACGATCGAGGAACTGAAGGCGCTTTCGCCGGAAGAACTGGAATATGCGCCGGCGCCGTTTCTCGTAACCCGCTGGTGGGTGCTTGACAAGTATCTGCGATGGGGACCGAACAACCCGCGGTATCTGTCTCGTGTGCTGGGCGAGTTTCCGACGCAATCCGAGTATGCGGTTTTCTCGCTCGAATGGATTGAACGGGCGAAGCGAGAGCCGAACGAGATTGAACTCGCACGGGCCAAAGGTTGTTTTATCCAGGCAGGCATCGACGTTGCCGGGCCTGGCGACGATGAGACGACCGCTGTAGCACGGGTGAACGGCATCAAGGTTGCGCGTGCGGCGTGGCCCGATGCTGATCCACGGGCAGCGTGTGCGAAGTGGCTGCACGGGCTCAGGAGCACTGGATACGAGCTTGGTCCTGTGGTAGTGGACATCGTGGGCATCGGCTACAACTTCGCGTTGCATCTGGCCGACCAGGGCTTTCGAGTGGTGGGATTCAATGCCGGGTACAAGCCGATCGATGTAGAGCAGTTCGTCAACATGAAAGCTGAGGCTCACTTTCGGCTGCGGGATATGTACAAAGCCGATTACGTCTGCACGTTACCCGATGCGCTCGATGAAGAGACAGAAGCGCAACTGTGCGGGATTCAGTATCGAGAAACCGGGCGCGGATTGATTGAGATCGAATCGAAGGACGATTCACGCAAGCGTGGGCTATCATCACCGGATCGGGCGGAGGCTGAAATTATGGCGTTCTGTCGAGTGCAGCCACGGCAGACCGGAATGGTAATGCAGCCAATCGAGCAAATCAGCCCGATATAGTACTAGCATTTTGGTACTTGCGCAACTGCTGAGACTGCGGTAATATCCAAACGTACTGGCAGCGGAGGCCTCCTTCGTACCGCTTTCCTCCGACTGCTGGGGCGAAGCTCCGCTGCTCAGTGCGAAAGGAGAAAACCGATGCGAACTTTTGCCGATCCTCCGGAAAAGCCGGACAAACCGGACAAACCGGATAAGCCGGACAAGCCCGAAAAGCCGATCAGGTAATAACTGTTGAAAGTAACGAGGCGGGTCAGTGATCTCGCCTCGTGTAACTCCACGAAAGGGAGAAATGCAAATCAGAATACTCGAAATGAATCCCACTGCCGCTGATGGCCGGGGCGCAACCGCAATTGAAAAGCTGATCGATGAAGGCTTCAGGCTACATGGGCATCCTGTGGTGTGGCGAGAAAAGCTTTTGCAAGTGGTGATCCACGACAAGCCGAACTTTGAGGCGGCAAAGCGTGGGTGAGAGAGCTGGGCGCGCAGCGATGCAGGCGGGCACATCGCATCCGGATGATGAACTACTGCTCGCGATTATCAAGCAACTCACGGCGTTGTCCAAAGAGAATCGGCGGCGCATCATCCAAACGCTTGCGACGTTTTTTGAGGTGACGATCTGATGCCTAACCTGCTCAGTCTTGTCGGGCGCGTGTTCGGCCGGCTGACGGTTGTTTCGAGAGCCGACAATCTCGGAACCAGGACAAGATGGAATTGTCTATGCTCGTGCGGCAATTCAGTGGTAGCGGTTGGACGGCAATTGTTGCGCGCCGAAACCATGAGCTGTGGTTGCTTGCGCCGTGAGGTGACGGCAGCGGCGCGACTGGTACACGGTCAGAGCAAGACCAGACTGTACCGATTGTGGAACTCTGCAAAGCAGCGTTGCTTTAATCCAACCGATCCCCGTTATGCGGATTACGGTGGGCGCGGGGTAACAATGTGTGATCGGTGGCGTTACAGCTTCACGGCGTTTGTGGAAGACATGGGGCCGCGTGTCGGAAGAGTAACGTTGGATCGCAAGGATAATGATGGTCCGTACTCTCCGGGAAATTGCCAGTGGGCAACCTACACTCAGCAGGCGAACAACAGAAGGCCACGGCGCTGGCAGAAGCGTCCACAGGAGGCAGCTTGAAGAACCTAAGTGTGACAGCGGTTTGCTTGACGGCAGACAGGCAGGCGTATACAGACAGAGCCGTGCAATCGTTTTTGAGTCAAACCTACGAGAATTCGCGGCTGCTGATCTACGATACAGGCATCAAGCCGTACGCGATGGACCGGCTGGCCAGCGGGAGAATCGAACTGGCGAGATCTGAGAATGCGCCGCGGCGAACCATCGGGGCGTTGCGTAACGAAGCAAATTTGTGGGTGTGCGCCAACGCGCGAGACGACGGCCCCGACATTTTGATCCACTGGGACTCTGACGACTGGTCGGCGCCGCATCGCATCGAAGAGCAGGTTCGGCTGCTGCAAGCCTCGAACGCCGACATCGTAGGTTACAACGATCTGCTCTTCTGGGACTCACTCAAATTGGAAGCGTGGATGTGGCGGCATGCGGATCACAAATCACCGGTAGGGACAAGCCTTTGTTATTGGCGGAAGTACTGGGAGACGCATCCATTCACGGCGACAAGTGCCGGCGAGGACAGGTTGTTTACGCTTGGCCAGCGGACGTCAGCTTGCACGTCGCTGCAATCGTATGGCGACAATCCGGACCAACAGGGCTCATGGCGGCCGATGCTGGTAGCGGAGCTGCACGGCGGCAACACGCACGCCAAGGTCACGCCTGAAGCGTTGGAATGGAAGCGAGAGACCGGCTGGGACACGAGGCTACGGATCTTGATGACAATGGGAGACAGCTACGAGAAGGGAAACGTGTGAGTGTTTGGGTGTGTTTCCCATCAAAGCGTCCAGCGGAAGTGGCGAACAAGGTCCTACAGGCGTGGCATGACATGGGGTACATCAGTGTGGTCATGCGTGATTCGTGCGATCCTGTCGTAGCCGCGAGCGTTCGCGTTGTGACGACTAAGTATGAAGGCTGGGGCGCGTCAATGAACTTTCTTGCGCGGCAAGTCTTCGCGATGGACAAGGCTTGCGACTGGGTAGTAGCGGCGTCAGACGATATCTACCCCGATCCAAACGTACGGGCCGAAGAAATCGCCCAGCAGTGTAGTGGACGTTTTTACAATACCGTGGAGTTGACCTATCCGCCCGCCAAGCCGAAGTGGAGCCACATTCCCTTTGACGTTGCCGCACCAGGCGGATCTGGCAGTAATGCGCCAAGCTGGAAATATTGGTCAACCTTCGGTGTGATGCAGCCTATCGGTGATCTCAAAGCCTGGCCAGCTTCCCGCATTGATCGTATCTGTGGGTCACCGTGGCTCGGTCGCGAATTCTGCCGGCGAATGTATCAAGGTAACGGTCCGTTCTGGCCTGAGTATCGGCACATGTTTGACGATGAGGAGTTGTTTGAAGTCTCGAAGAAGCTTGGGGTGCTGTGGCAACGGGAAGACCTGACGCACAGGCATGAGCATTGGGGCCGAAAGTCGCTCGCGCAACGATCGGATATTCCGGAGTTTCTGCGAGAGGCGAACAGTCAAGAGAACTGGAAGCGGACGCAGACGCTTTTCAATCAGCGGAAGGCAGCGGGTTTTCCAGGAAGTGAGCCGATAGCGTGATAAATGTTTACGTTGTGATGGCAGGGCTACCCAGAGGGGAACGGTGGGTCGACAGTATGTTCGTCGCATCATCCGCGGCTGACGAGCGAGTGGTAGAGCTTAAGAGCAGTTGGGCGAACGCTGGATTCACTGTTTCTAGCTCGGCGGGTTGGTGGGTGTGGCGGTCAGTAGCGAAGTTACAGGATGCGGTATTGGCTGAGGCGATCAAGAAAACTCCATGACGCTCTCTGAACTGAAGCCCCGTGGCTACAAGCTCTCCGACGTTCCTCCAGACTTTCAAGGGATGCCGCTGGCTGAATGGGAAGCGAAGATTGAGCGCTCGCGTGTTGAGGCGCACTTCGAGAACAAGAAATGGAAGAAACTACGGTCGGAGCAGAAGTGGGACAAGCGAGCGGTCGTAACTCCGACTTCGAGAGACAAGTACGGAATCAGGAGCATGTAGATGTATTCCCAAGAAGACGAAGAGAGGCACATCCTGGCCGCATTCGACACGCCATGGAAGGAATCCCACGGTTTCGGCGGTCGGGACGCTGCGCAAAAGAGCGGCAAGTTTCTGGATATCGGCGCTGGCGATCCATTCGACAAATCGAACACACGCGCACTCTTCGAGCTCGGCTGGTCAGGGGTGATGATCGAGCCGGCGCCGCGCTACATGGAAGCGCTGCTGCTGGAATACAAGTTTGAGCCGCGGATCAGGTTGATACAGGCAGTCGTAGCGCTCGAACGGGGTCTGTACGATCTTCGGGTGAGTGACCAGCCGAGCAGTACCATTCTCGGCAATCCGTCGAAACGCGACGATGTCACGTATTACGGTCTCGTGTCTGTTCCGGGGATCACTCCTGAAATAATTTCGATAGTATGCGGTGGCTTCGACTTTATCAACATCGACGCGGAAGGCGTGAGCGGAGAAATATTTCTGCGGATCATGGAGCTCGACTGGGACACTCGATGTATCTGCGTTGAGCACGATGAGCGGACTACCGAACTACTGAAGGCCGCGACAAAGCGGGGATATCGATGCACGTATGCAAACGGAACTAACCTGATCGTGGTGAAGGGATGAATATGCAAGATGTTCCAATTGAGCAATGCTGGGGTTCGCACTTGCCGTCATTGTTCGCGGCGCTGATGGCCACCAGTGGAGCCGTGTTAGAGGTCGGTGCCGGGTTGTGGAGTACTCCACTATTGCGAACCTTTTGTCAGACCGCGCGGCGAGAGTTTGTGACGCTAGAAGAAAACGCAGAGTGGGCAGAACGTTGCGGTTCGTGCTTCGTCCATCTAGATTTTATGGGCGACGTATTGAAGACAATTGCGCAGGGTCCTTGGTCCGTTGTCTTTCTGGATCACAACGGACATAAGCGAGCGGAAGCGGCGGAAATCTTCGCACGAACAGCACCATATATTGTGGTGCATGACTGGGGAGCGGCCGATATCATGAAACCGTTTGAACCAATCCTGCATCTGTGGAAGCATCAATTTGTTGACAAGCGCTTCAGTCCAGCGACATTGACGCTTACCAACAGCGACGAGCTGGCCGATCGGGTGTGGATGGAGAAAACATGAAGCGTGTCTACGTTACATTCGGCGGCAAAGCGTACGATGAAACCACCGGCGTCATTGTCTCGCGGGCTCCTGGCTTTGGTGTCAACGAAGTGCGGGTATACGATGATGCCTGGCTGATGACCACGCCGTTCTACCAAATCAACAATTGGTTGTGGCACACCGATGAAGATCCGGCATTCGACCATCGCAACTGGGGTTTCGGATGGTGCGCATGGAAACCGTACATGCTCATGCAGGAGATGAAACGGCTGAATACTGGCGACCTGGTTCTCTACACCGATGCGGATACTTATCCAATTGCGGATCTGACGCCGATCTTCGAGTTGTGCGACCGCGAAGGGATAGTGCTGTTCGAGGCGCAGGGCTGCCCCAACAAGTTCTGGACGCGGCGAGATACCTACGTGGTCATGGGGCTCGGTGAGCAGGCCGGTGAGGAGATACAGGCGTGCGGGCGTTTCTCGATGTTCAAGAAAGGTGATCCGCGGCTCGAGCAATTCCTGGCTGAATGGCTGACCTACGCGACGAATCGCGAGTGCCAGAAGCTCTACAGGAGCAGCTACACCGAAGAGTTTCCTGGCTTCAAACGGCATTCCAACGAACAATCGGTGTTGAGCTTGCTGGCGATCAAGTACGGCATTAAACCGCACCGGGAGGCGTGCCAGTTCGGCTGGCCGATTTCACCAGGTTGCGGATGGCCTACGGACACCTGGCCGCAGATGTTTCATCAGCAAGACTGCCGAGGCGACAAGCGGGATCTGAGCGGATCGGTCTATAGGAACATATGACAAACGCTTGGTGGGAGAAAGTTTGCTACCACTCGCTTGGCCATCGGACCTCGCAGGAAATGACCTACGACATTTGCCGCATGGCGCTCGAACGCGGTGTACCTGGTGACTTCGTGGAATGCGGAGTCTACGCTGGTGCCAGCTCGGCCATCATGGCGAAGGCAATCATGGAGCACGTTGCGAACCGTGGCGAGTATGCGCTCAGCGACAATCGGCGTGTCCATCTGTTCGATAGCTTCGCGGGCATTCCGTTGGCCGGGCCGGAAGATTCAGAGCTGGCGCACAAGCCGGCCGGCGAGGCGAAATGCTCACTCGAAGACGTCAAGAAGAACATGCGGGACTGGGGGATACCAGACGAACTGCTGGTCTATCATCCCGGCTGGTTCCAGGAAGTTTTACCAATGGAAATGCCGGCCACGCTCATTGGGCGGCTTGATCCAGGCTGGCGTATCGCGGTCCTTCGGCTCGACGGCGATCTCTACCGCTCCACCAAGGTCTGCATGGACTACCTATACCCACTTGTCCCACCAGGCGGCTACGTGATCGTTGACGACTTCGACCTCTCCGGATGTAAGAAAGCGATCCTCGAAGCGACGAACCCGGCGCCGATCTATTTTAGGAAACCTAATGAACCTCCAAAAATTAGCTGAGCACACCATCGACGTGGATCTCTTGCCGGAAATCCCAATCGTTCTCGATGTCGGATGCCGGCGCTTCGACTTCACTGAAGCGATTCTGAAGCTCAGGCCGGGAGCTATCGTGATCGCGATGGACCCAGACAAAGAAATTGCGGGGCCGCTAAACTTCACGTTCTGCATGTTCTGGAACATGGCGCTGGTTGGAGACGGCAAGACTAAATCGAACTACGCATCTTACTCGGATGGCGAAGGGAATCTGCTGATCGAAGGTGACAAGTATTACGACGCCAAAATTTACGAAGTCCCCTGCATCGACATCACCACACTGATGCGCCACTGCGAGGTAAAGCGCTGGGACGTGGTGAAGCTCGACTGCGAAGGTTCGGAGTTCGACATCCTATGGAATTGGCCCGGGCCGATCGCGAAACAGATCAGCGTCGAGTTTCACGATGGAGCGGACGCAACGAAGAATCTGGCGTACTTCGAGGATCTGTGGCGACGGTTGCCGGATTATCGGATCGCTCAGCATCCGCGCGCGAAGCTGGGCGATTGGTTTGGGCACTGGGATTCGGTGTTAACTTTGAAAGCATGAAAAACGGAGACTTGGTGGCTGAGCATTTTTCTTACATCCGCACTGGCGTGAAACTTCGAGCGAAAGGGCTGCCATGGCAGGTGGATCGCGATGACATCGTGGGGTGTGTTTATGTGCGGATCGTGAAAGACGCGACTCGGTACGATCGGGCGCTTGGGACGTTCAAGACTTGGCTTAGAGGTAGGATGGCTGGTGCGGTCGGTGATGCGTTGCGGGCGCTGGCACCAGGCACACGAACGTATCCAGTAAGCGAACGGCAGCTTCGCCGGCCGGATCTGCTGATTGATGAAGCGAAGGCTCCGAACAGCGCGGCGCATTTGATAGCTGAGACGATGGCGGAATTACCGGAACGCTGGCGCGATTGCCTGATGATGCGATTCCAGGAAGACTGCTCGATGAACGAGATAGCGGCGGCGTTCGGGGTAAGCGAGGGACGAGCGAGTCAGATTCTGGAGCGAGCGTTACGGGAGATGAAAGCGATTTTGCGGAAGCGCGGCGTGCGGAAAGTGGGGGATGTGATTTGATGGACAGAATACAAGCGATTCGCGAGCTGATGGACGCCTACGAAGTTACGCAGCGGGAAACTTACGGGCCGGAACAAGGGGCTGAAGATGAACGGTTCCGCGATATGGCACTGAAGGTGCTCGGCGCGACAGACGCGGAAATTGAAGAGGCCGCGGAAGGCTTGGCGACGTACCAGAGGCCTGAATGAAACTCGTAGGAATTATGCCGGTACGAAACGAAGCCTGGTGTCTCGGGTTGACATTGCGGGCAGCGCTGCTGTGGTGCGATATGGTTGTGGTGCTGCTTCACGCCTGCACGGACGAGAGCACGCGCATCGTTGCCGACATCCATGGCGAGAACCCTGGGCGGATCATCGTGCGCACGCATCGGCACGAATGCTGGACAGAGATGGCGCATCGCCAGCAGATGCTGGAGATCGCGCGCGGTGCAGGTGCAACCCACATAGCCATAGTAGATGCAGATGAAATCCTGACAGGGAATCTGCTGGAATCGAATGGCGGATATCCGCTAATCCGGCGTACAGTGGCGAACATGCCGAAAGGCTCTTGCCTTCAACTCCCGATGTGCCAGCTTCGCGGCTCACTCGATCGCTATCACGCTAACGGCATTTGGGGAAACCGCTGGCTTTCGGTAGCGTTTCAGGATGATCCGCGGCTGAGGTGGAGCGGCGACAAGTTTCACAGCAGGGAACCGGAATATCCAGGCGGCGGAAAGTTGCGACCGTATCAGCCGATCAAGCACGGGCAGGGCGGAAGCTTTCACCTGTGGGGTGTAAGCGAGCGACGGTTGAAGGCGAAGCACGCGCTGTACAAAGTTACTGAGCGGTTGCGCTGGCCAGCGAGGGCAACTGCCGAGATTGAACGGCAATACAATCTTTGGCGTTCACCGCACGATTGTTCGATCATGTACGGACTTCAGCCGGCGTGGGCGCTAGAGTGGACCTTTGCGAACGTACCAGCAGAGTGGTGGGCGCCGTATAAGGATCTGATGATTCGCTATCTCGACCAGCATTTGGACAATGAGCCGCTGTGGCAAGAAGCTGAAGTTCGCCGGTTAGTAGCAGAGCGCGGCGCGGAGACGTTCAAAGGCCTCGATCTGTTCGGCGTGGTATGATTCCCGGTAAATGCGCCGATGGTTTCTAGCTCTCCTCAAACGGCTCTACCTTCGCCTCTCTCCTCAAAAGCCTGAACCTCCGCTTTCTGCTCGTGAGCGTGCGATCGCTGAAGCCTACATCGAGCTCGACGCCAAGCAACGCGAGCGACGTGAGGCCGGCGCGGAACTCATTGCTGAGATGGTTGAGGCTGTACGAATGTCCGGTTCGGGACCGTGGAAGATTTCACAGGAAGTAGTCCAGCAAAGTAATCGTCTGATCGCGAGCGCTCAACAGGCGATGGCTCAGGAATCCGCGGTGCCGTTGAGAGAAGGTGTCCCGCAAATCTCACAAGGGGCTTTCGGAGACATCGAGTTGGCACTTCAAAACGTGGATTGGCAACGCCAGATCAATCTATCGTGGCTCGAATTCACACGATGGGGCATTCAGCAAATCATCCTGATTTCACGGCTCTACTACATCAAGAACCCGATCCTTCGCCGACTGATCGATGTTTGCGCGGCGTACGTGTTCGGGCGTGGCGTCGAGATGTCGAGCACAAACGAAACCGCCAATGAAGTGCTGAAAGAGTTCCGGGAAGACAACGCGGCTGTCCTTGGTCAAGTCGGCTTGGCCAAGATGGAAAGAATGAAGGACTACGACGGCAATCTCTTCTTCGCGTTCTTTCCTGACAAGGTGAACACCGGCAAAGTGAAGCTTCGCACGATTGACGCAACCGAGATGCAGGAAATCGTTTCAGACCCGGACGATTCGGACACTGAGTGGTATTTCCTTCGCGTGTGGAGTCAGAAGTTCTGGAACGAAGCAAACGGCATTTGGGATTTCAAGAGCCAAAAAGCTTACTACCCGGCGCTCAACTACGAGCCAACCGCGAAGCCTGCGAGCTTCAATAGCATCCCAGTGATGTGGGACACGCCGGTGCATCACCGCAAGTGCGGCGACGTCGCCAAGTGGACTTTCGGCTGTCCGAGGATGTACCCGGCAATCGACTGGGCGCGCGCTGCGAGGCGCTTCCTTGAAGCCTGCATGACCGTCAGGCTATCGCTCGCTCAGATTGTAGCTACGTTGACTACCAAGGGTGGACAGCAGGCCATGGAAGGCGCCAAGCAGCAATTGAGCACAACCGTTGGGCCATCGGCCGCGATCTGGGACACGAACCCAACTGCAGTAAACGCTTCGATCTTCGCGAGCGGGCCGGGAACTACTTTGCAAGCTTTCAACACACGGGGTGGGGGAGGTGATCCAGAAGACGTAAGGCAATATAAGCTGATGTGCTGCATGACCAAGGGCGTTCCTGAAACGTTTCTCGGCGATGTGTCAACCGGGAACCTCGCGACGGCGACGACGTTGGATCGCCCGACCGAGTTGGTATTTCTTGCTTTCCAGGAAGAATGGCGTGAGGATCTGACGATCATCGCCAAATACGTGCTTAAGATTTCGAGCGGCGCGGCGGGCGGCAAGCTGAAAGAAGCGGCGGGCGGCGTCAAGTTACGCATCGTTGAGATGAAGCGCTACCAGAACGAGCGCGGCCAGTGGGTGTGGGAAGCTGATCCAGACGCCAAAAAGAAGAACTTGATTGAAGTCAAGGTGAGCTTTCCGGCGATTCGAGAGGGCGACATCCCGCAGCTCATCACGGCTACGACAGACGCAATGACGCTGGGCAACAAAGGCGGGCAGGTAGTCGGCATTGACGAGAAGGCGGGCGTCCGAAGGCTCTACGAATTGCTCGGGATGGAGAATGGCGACGAGTTGACCGAAGAGCAGTATCCCGAGGATGAGTACGATCCTGACCGGACGAAGGAACCGTTACCGGCGCCGATCATGAAAGCGTTGCCTGATCCTGGAGGCGCACCGCAAGCGCCAGGCGGGATAGATCCACCACCGCAACAGGCAGCCATTCCGCAACCGGGCCAGCAACCGAGGGCTACGACCAAAGAGGCGTTTAGCAAGCTGAAAGGCGCGCTGGAAGCTTACGAGACGGTCAACGGGAAATGATGCTCACTGAAATCCCGAGAGGTAACTACAGCACTCCGGGGCCGTGCTGGATACCGCACACATGGGACGGGAAAGTTTGCCGACCGATCATCGTTTGCCGGTGTGGCCAGAGAAACACGGCAGCGGCTCATCACGTTCACGCGGATGGAACGGTAACGGCTTCGTACTATCACGCTACTGAGGCGATTCCGGTGCAAGGGTGGGCGGGCGGCGGCTGTGGCTGGCACGTCTGGCTTAAACTACTGGACTACAATCAAGGTGACTTTCCACCAGGGGCGTGATGCTGCAAACCTTCGAGGAAGATTCGGAACTGTGCTGCAATCACGCGCTTACTGAAGCTGCTGAGGCGAACCCGGAGCTAAAGAGTTTTGAGTGTCCGGAATGCGGAATGGCGTGGGAGCCGAAGATTTACAGCGGAGCGGTGAAGCACTGGAGCCAGTACCCCACCATCGAGATGCTGAGGTTATGAAACTACTTTTTGCACGCCGCGAGCAATATCTTTGCAGCACACTTCTGGCAACGGTGTGGTGGACGAATCGCGGGCCGGTACTGGTGTGGGAGTCTAAGAACTAGAACTTTAGTACTTGCGCAACTACGCGGGACACGGTAACATCCGAACGTGCCGAAATATTATTTGATGCGTCATGCGCACTGCACACCAGGCGCGCAGATGGACCCGAATCGCACACTCACTGATTTAGGGAAAGAGCAGTGCAAGGCAATCCGAAAGTACCTGAAGGACCTCGGAGTGAAGTTCGACTTCACGTTCAGTAGTCCGTTCGAGCGAGCGTTTGACACCGTGGTGGAAGTGACCGACGAAGAGCCGCTGTATGAATTTCCGCAGTTGGAGCCTGATGGGAACCCAAACGACGCGTGGCGTAGGATCGTGCGCAGTGTCGGAGTGGACGAAGATCCCGAGCATCCTTACCGCGTGCTGATCGTGACCCACGATCCGCTCATAATGCCGATGCTCGCGGCGATCTGTTTCGGATTCGACGCTGGACACAATCTTTTCTCGCACGGCTCGATGGCAATGGTGAATACCGATCACAAGGAAGTGATCGAAGGTGACGAGGCGTTGACCGGCTTTCGCTGGTTCTTGACTCCCAAGCTGGCCATGCAGCTTCGAGAAGGCGCGGCTGAGGAAGCGGTAGCCGATGGAGCTTTGGAACTCACCGAGAACTTGCGGCGCGCGAGCAGAGCCAAAGTGATTGATCCGCTGGTCGCGAAGCTCAAGAGAGCCGTTGTTGGGCGATTCAAAAAGCAGGCCAAGGCGATCAAAGCGGCCGGCTTGGATAACTGGCGATCGGCGCTCCATATTCGGGATGCGAACCTTTCCCGGATGTACGCAGCGGTAGTCGCTAAAGCCTACGATAGTGGCGCGCTGCTGGCCCAGGCGCAACTGCCGAAACCTCGGGAAGCGAAAGCTAAGCCAACGTTGCCGACGCTTCCTGGAGTCGCCAGAACGGTGACGGACCTCGAGGACGAGCTGGACGATACGACCCAAAAGCAATTGGGCGACACAATCAGCAGATCTTATGCCGGCGATCTGACCCACGCAGCGGTTCTCGGACTTGTCGCGGCGCAGTTCAAGGAATGGGCTACAACGGATGCGGCGGGAAACTCGCGAGCTGACAGCGTGGCGCTCAACGAAGTGTCGGAGGCTTACCACGGCGGCGCAGCGGACTTCGTAAACGACTGGCGCGGCGGCAACGGGCCAGTATTGAAGACCTGGGAAACGGAAGACGATCCCTGCGAAGATTGCCAAGCCAACGCCGACATGGAAGCGATCGACTCGGAAGCTCCGTTTGATTCGGGAGACGATGAGCCACCCGCACATCCGAATTGTCGGTGCTCAATCAGCTATGAACCAGATCCGTCCTTTAGCGATTGACCTGTTCTGCGGTCTCGGTGGGTGGGCGGAAGGCTTTCTCTCAGAAGGCTGGGACGTGATCGGGTTTGATGTTGAGCGCCACGATTACGGCACTGGCGGGTATCCAGGGCAACTTGTCTTGCAGGACGTTACCACGCTGCACGGCTCGCAGTTCCGCAACGCTGATGTGATCGTGGCGAGCCCACCATGTCAGGCGTACAGCTACCGAGCGATGCCGTGGAAGCAGTCGAAAGCTCTAACGCCAGAAGAAGTGGGCTTGCCGGAGCCGAGTTGGTGGAGACTGCCGGAGTACAAGCCACTGGACGCACGTAAAGACGGAGACGCGCCCTGCATGACATTGCAAGACATGGCCGAGTGGGCCATCTGGCGAAGAAAGCATCTGAAGGCGCCACCGGATAACACGCTGTTTGAGACGTGCTTTCGATTGCAGCGGGAAGCATCGGAAGCGGCTGGGCGGTACATTCCGCTGATTGTAGAGAACGTGCGCGGGGCTGAGAAGTGGGTTGGCGCGGCGCGGTGGAAATTTGGTAGCTACTATCTTTGGGGCGATCTTCCAGCACTGATGCCAATCCCCACCCTCCGGCAAGCCATGAAAGTTGGTGATTGTGGATGGAGGCGCGACGGCAAAGGGAATACCAACCGTTGCTTCCAAGGCGCTGCCGTAGACGCGATGAAAAGCACCGGCACGAAGCAGGGCGGCGAATGGTGGCACGATCCCGAAAGTCTCACACACAAGTACTCATCGAGATCACCGGGCCGTAAAGCTGCTTCTGCTGCAATCGCGAAGATTCCTTTTCCGCTGGCTCAGCATATTGCGAGAGTCTTTAAGCCTACGTTTCACGTGGAACATCCAGTTTCAGGTCTTTGACCACTTCGGCTGCGGTGTAGCCGTTCATCTCCCCTAATCCGATCCCTCGGAATACCTCGATAGCTGTTTTCCTCAAAGCTTCCACACCCTGTTGAAATAGCCGCTTCTCCTGCATTCCGCGTGTTTTCCGAAGTGTTTCGCGGCGTTGGCGGAAGTAGGCGGCGCGGCTCTTTTGCTGGCTATCCGGGCTTGAACCGGAAACCTTTACAACCATGATCGTGGTACACCTTTCGTCGCGTTGACCGGTCGCGACCAGGTAGCGTTTGCCAATTTCGCCAGAACCAGCACATTCAGATTGTAGCGCAACAAAGCTTGTACGCAAGGGGTAGCGTGTCGCAAGATGATGAAAACGTGCAACTGGGAACTGTAGCTGATATTACCCCTGGCGGAGTCGCTACCGCGCTAGGTCCCGTGGGCATCAAAGCCATCTGGATTACAATCGTCGCGAATGGTACAAGCATTCGGGTAGGCGATAAAAACGTGGGCTCTGCGCGTGGCATCGTGGTTCCGACCGGCACCTCAGTAACTCTGCCGCGCGGTGCCTTCGACCAGCAAGGCTACTACCTCGATCAGGTCTTCGTGTACGGCACATCGAGCGACAAAGTGAGCGTGACTTATGGCGTATAGCCGGACCCAAGCGCTCGCTCTCCAGGAAGCTCTCGAACTTTCCCAAAAAGACATTTGCGCAGCGCTCTCGGACGAGCTGCGCGACATGTTCCCAGGCGAGTACTGCTACGTGTGCGACATCTACGGTGACGATGAATCAGGCGACGTGGTTTTCCACGCCGATTCCGACACCTGGAAAGCTCCGTATGAAATCGGAATGGTGAACGGCAAGCGCACCACGGCGATTGACGACGACCAGGCCATCAATGTGATTCCCCGGACGGTGTACGACGAAGAAGCCGACGAGGAAGATCATTACGTTGGGATGTCAACCGATGAGGCGAAGCGCGCGAAAGCGTTGGATCACGATGGGCGCCGGATGCTTTTCGCTGAGCGGTTCATTGCGAAGTCGGAACGTGACGCCGCTGACTCCTCGGACTTCGCCGGCAAGGGCAAAAGCTTTCCAATCTTGAAACCAGCGGATGTGATGGCGGCTGTGCGATCCATGGGGCGCGCTGGCTCGGACAATAAGAGCACCGACTCGCTGAAGTCGAGCATCATTCGGATTGCGAAGAAAAAGGGCTGGACGAAATACCTGCCCAAAGCTTGGCAAGACGGAGCGGACGCAACCGAGTCCCAAACTTCGCACACAGAGGCTGGCACGCTGAAGCTTGTCGAGTCGAGCGATTGGAGAAAAGAAACTGCGTTGCACCTGGTCGAGTCGGCTGGCGACTCGGTGCGGATGCCAATCAAGCTCATCGCTCCAGGTAAAGGTTCCTCAGCTTTCTATCCCGCCGAAGTTTTGAAGCGCGACGGGCCGAACGTTTTCACGAAGGGCACGCACATCTACATCAACCATGCGACCTCTGCGGAAGAATCGGCGCGGCCGGAAGGCGATTGGCACAAACTCGCGGGCGCTTTGGAGTCGAACGCCTACTACGATGAAGCCGGCAAAGCTGGACCTGGCTTGTACGGTAGCGCGCTGTTCACCAGCGACTATGCTCCTCTCGTGAAAGAGAAAGCAGCTTTTACCGGCATGAGCATTCGAGCATCTGGAGTAGCCGAAGCCGGCAAGATGCGTGACGGAGTACCGATCTTGAAACAGTTGACCGGCGCCGAAAGCGTGGATGTCGTAACGCGAGCTGGGGCCGGTGGAATGATTTTGACCGAGGCGGCTAAGCCGCAATCTCAACAGGAGAGCACTATGACAGACGAAGAAATCAAAAAGCTAGTGGAGACCACCACAGCAGCAGCCGTAACCGCGGCGCTAGCTGCCGTGCAAACTCCTGTTGTCTCGCTCACTGAGCGAGCATTGAAGGGCGATGCGCGGGAGGAAGCAACCAAGCTTCTCGAATCCGTCACGCTCCCCGAATCGTCCAAGCGCAAAGTCATCGAGACTGTGTTGCGCGAAGCGCTTCCGTTGAAAGACGGCGCGCTGGACGTGACGAAGTTCACCGAACGGCTGAACGCTGAGGCCAAATCCGAGGGTCAGTATGTCGCTGAGCTTACCGGCGCGGGGCGGATCACTGGTTTGGGCGGCGCTCCGGTTGTGCAGATGACCGAAGCCGATCAGAAGGCCGCACGGAAAGCCGACAAGCGAGCCTTTAAGGAATCGGTCGGTGTTTTCGAAGAGCTGATGGGCAACAAAGAAGCTGCGAAATTCGCGGTAGCTGGGAGGGCTTCCTAAATGAAGAACCAAGTATTTACCGGAACCCCGACCAGTCGGCGCTTTGCGCTTTGTCCTTCGAGCATCGTGGCAGGGCAACCCGTACTGCTCGGCAAGATCCCGGCAGTGGCGTTGGACAATTACCAGGCCAACACCGGAGGCACCACGTTTCTGCTGAACGGGAGTTTTAACCTCACTGTAGTGGGAGCGACGGTGTTGTCTCCGCAAACTGGCCACCAGATCAATCCTGGTGACAAGGTGTACGCGGACGGCGGAACAACCGATGGCCCAACGAACGTGACTTACGGGTTCACGCTCGACGCTGCCAGCGGCGGCGCGTTCTTCGGAAATCTTGATCCGAGCGCGCCGGCAGTAACCAGCGGTACGACTTCCACCACAGCGGTAGTCGAGATTGTGACGGGAGGCTAACACCAATGTCGAAAATGACAATGATTGCAAGCGAAGCTGGGCGTGGGTTCGACAGCTCCAGTGTCCTGGCTGGGCCGGTAGCTGACGACAAGTCCATGCAAGGCTTCGCGGCCGCACGGCGCAATGCCGGGCCGGGACATGACCGGCGAGTTCTCGAAGCGGCTCGGCTTTATGCCGATGCTCTCGCGGGGCGAATCGATCCGATCTTCATCAAGGAAGCGATTCAACCGCGCAACGAAGTTTTCGTGCGCCACCTGATGGAGAAGTATCCGGGCATCTATGGAGACCCCGGAGGCCGGCAGTTGGGATTGCGCGAAACGATGTCGGTCACCGATTACCAGGCGCTCTATGTGGACGTGCTGGATCGGATGTACTATGGCTTCTACAACGCCTACCCGATCGTCAACAAATCGCTGGTCAAGATCCACACGCTTCGAGATTTCCGTTTGGTCTCGCGCTACCTGCTTGACGGCGCGGTGACTCCCTACACGGCCATGGATGCCGCGGCACCGCCTCCGCAGAAAGCTCTGTTTGGCCCGGCTCCGCAAGATGGAGCCGTGCCAGCGACCGCAGCCACCTCGACGGCGCCGATTCAGTATCAGCCGTTGCTCTATCAGTCGATGACCTCGGTGAACTGGCGCGCGTTCGTGAATGACGATCTCGGGATTTTCAAGGATCTCTCGAATCGTCTCGCGATCCAGGGCAACCGTGGGATCAGCAAGTTCATCACCGGCTTTTACGTTGACGCGAATGGACCAAACGCCACGCTGTACAACTCCGGCTACGGCAACCTCATCAACCTCGCCAACGGCGCATCGTCCGACAATCCTCCTCTTTCGATCCAAGGGCTACAGGATGCTTGCGCGATCTTGGCAGGAATGCGCGACTCGACAGGTGACCCGATCCTGATCACTGGCACGATGATTCTGTGGTACCCGCCGTCCTATTACGCCACCGCAATGAACTTGATGAAGATGCTGGAAGTCACGGTATCAGTCCAGGGTGGTACGCAAGCTGGTGCGACTGGCTTCCCGGCACAGGCTGTGAAAGTCGGAAACTGGATTGTCCAAAACCTGCAATTGGTTATGGACCCTTACATCCCGATCGTGTGTACGGCTTCCGGTGTCCAGCACAAAATGTGGGGCATCACGGTTGATCCGAATTCTCAGAACCGGCCCGCTACCGAAGTTGGCTTCTTGCAAGGGTTCGAGACTCCGCAGATTTTCCAGAAGGTGCCGAACACCATGCGGATGGGCGGCGGCGTCGATCCGATGATGGGCGACTTCTACAGTATGGACCAGGATATGAAAATTGTCGGAGTCATGGGTGGAGTCAACATCGACGGACGTTCGACCGTCGCGAGCTTCGGTCAGTAACGAGTTGCTATGTGGAACGCGCTCGGTAATCTCGGGGGAGGTGGCGGGCGCGTTCTGCTGGCTTTAGGTTTCCTGATGTTCACTTACAATAATTGTGACGGCACGAACAACACGATCGACTTCGTGCGGTTGCTGATCTCGGACACCCAGGATGTGAACCACATCTTCGAGGATTCTGAAATCACCGGCGCTTACCAGATCCAAGGGGCGCAATTTCAATCAGCCCAGTTCTATAGCCCGCCGATGGGGCAGAATATTCCGACCAGTCCGGTATCGTACCTCCGGGTTTCGGCGCTGCTGCTCGATTCGCTCGCGGCCAACAAGGCGCGGCTCGCTTCGATCAAGCAATTGCTGGATGTGAAGCTCGACAGTTCGGATGCTTCGATTCAGCTTCGTGCAACGGCGTGCGAGTACCGGGATGTTGAGGACAATTCCGGCGCGTTCATGATCATTGAGCAGGTTAACGATGAATGGTCATTCCGCGACCGTTTCTGGAAGCAGGTTCAACGGCAGAGCGGAGGGATGATCGCGTGAACCAATCGTTACTGTACGAGGTCAACGCTGTGATGCCGGCCGCGGTCGTGACTGGGTTATTTCCATCGCTCTGCACGTTCCAGGATCGCGCCGGCGCCGCTACTCCGGTTCTCGATCCGCTGGGTCAAGTAGACCTGGCAGACGCGGACTACGAGAACGTAGCGGGGTTGGTAGACATTCCGTGCATGATCGCGGCGGTCTCCATGGTCAAGGCGATGATGGAAGGCGGCCGAACCCAGGAATACAACTTCGAAGCTTCGCAGCGGCACATTCTGTTGAACGATTGGTATCCGCAAGTTCTTCAGCGCTACCTGTGCATCGTGGACGGCGTGCAGTATTCGATTACACCTGGCGGCGTGGAGTCGGACTCGCAGAAGCAGCAAACCAGGTTGACCGTGAGGTTGTACCAGCTATGAATATTACTGTCGCGATCGCTGGGCTCGATGCTCTCTCGCTCAAAGTGCAGTACATGAAGACCGCTGCGCAGACCGGGCTGAAGTTTGGAGTCTCTGAAGCCGCCGGACTGGTCGAGCAGGAAGCGAAAGCGATTGTGCCGGTTGAGAGCGGCAATCTTCAAGATGCGATCCACACGGAAAACACAGTGGACGAACCGGAGATCCAAGAGCAGACCGTGACACCCGCAGTCGAAGCAGGAAACAAATGGGGATTCGATCCAGCATATGCAAGGCGCATCGAGATGGGATTCATCGGAGTAGATTCGCTGGGCCGGCATTATCACCAGGCGGCACAATCTTACATGAGACCCGCGTACGAGACGCAGAAACAGCCGGCAATTGATGCGATAAAGAACGGCATTTTGCAGGAACTCGATGCAGTTGTAGGAGGCCAGTGAGCGTTTCAGTCGAACAGCAATTACGTGCGGGTCTTCTGGCTCAGTCTGGTGTCACTGATATTATTGGCGATAATCTTTTTCTCGTCCAGCTTCCTCAGAACCCAACCTATCCGAGCGCAGCGTATCAGCGAATCGCGACCGTGCCTCTCTACACCCAAGAGAACACAAATCAGGGAACTTTCGGGTATGTGCGGTTTCAGATCACCGGATTCTTTCAAGGCGCAAACTCGGGACAGCAGAGCGAAGCGTTCGCTCAAGCCGTCACAGCAGCTCTCGAAACTTTCAATTGCGGACAGCTCGTGCAATCGCCTCCACTCCTCGGCACGCCTCCGAATTACGTGCTCGGCAGACGGATGCTGGTTCAGCCGCAAACCCAGCCGCCCATTTTCATGTGCGTCATTGACGCAAAGCTTTGGTACATCGATCAATAAGGAGCCTATCTCATGAGCAACGTTCTCGCAGTTCCCTCGAAGGGCACTCAACTTTTTTACGGCGACACATCGAGCCCGCCCGTTTACACGGTGATCTCTCGCCAAGGCTCACTCACTGGCCTCGAAATGGCTGGCAAGGAAGAGGACGTTACCGCGCAGGATTCCGGAACACCGTGGCGCGACTGGATCATCACGCTCTTGGACGCTGGCCACATTGCGCTCGATATGTTCTTCCTCCCAGCCGATACAAGCCAAAAGGCTGTACTCGCGTTGTTCACCCAGCGTGGGCTCAACAATACACCAGGCTTGCCAATTCCGTTCAAGCTGCTTTTCTCGGATGTTGCCGGCACGGTGTGGACTTTCAACGGCTTCATCGCAACGTTCAAGATCTCCGCTACGGTGGATGGGGTAATCAAGGCGGCCATGTCCGTCCGCGGCACTGGTGAGCCAACCTTCCCGGCATAAGGGTAGACTGAGAAGTGGAAAGGAGGCAAAACCAAATGTCGCAACACCCTACTGATCCGAAGCCGACGACTCCGCCGACCGGTCCAGCCAATCCACCGGCCGGTCCGCACACTCCGACACAACCTAACGATAAGTAGATCAAGTGATTCCATCCAAAACGCGGGAATCGAGTGGCGGGCATTCGGTTCTCGCGTTTTGCTTTTGTGGTACGATGTCCGCAATACTATGGAAACAGATCCCCGTCCCGTTCCGATAAGTGAATATCCGCGCGTTACCATTGAGGGAGTAAGCTATCCAATCCGCCTGCGGTGGCGTGACGCTCAGAAGCTCAAAGAGTTGCACGGTATTGATGTTTTCGACAAGATCGAGCAACTAAAGGGCTTCGCAGCGATGGAGCAAACCGCTAAGATATTATCCGTTGCTCTTTCGGGTTTCGTGCAGTTCACGCCCGATCAGTTGATCGACAAACTGGACGTCGGCGACTCTCTCGCTGTGGCAACTGCCATCAAGAACATGATCCTAAAAGTTGCCCCCCAGGAGAACCCGGAGCCGATACCGGAGAAGTCCTCGATCCAGTAGAAAGGGTTTTGGGCGCGTGGGCGTCGGGAAAATTACTGGGTCTGACCGACGCTGAGTTTTGGGAAATGACGCCGCGGGAGTTTTTCGCGGTGTGGGAGCAATACCTGGATGCTGAGGAGCGGGCGGATCGACGAATCGGAATGCTCTACACGATGTACTACAACGCGCACCGAGCCGAGCACGCACCGGCGCAAAGCCTGGACGAGCTTTTCCCGCGGCGCAACTCCAAACGAGTGGAACGGATTGTGACCAGCGGCAAGGTGTTGAGGAGTCCAGAAGAACAAATAGAAATGATTCAAAACTTCATGGGCGGATTCGGTGGCAGATCTCGATAATTTAGTCGTCACAGTCGGCGGAGACATCTCCGATCTCCAGGCCGCGTTTGATCAAATCCCCGAAGCTGCGCAAGCGGCGGCCGCTGCCGTCCAAGACGCGTTTGCCGGCCAAGACAACCTGTTCGCGGATATCGGCACGCAAGCCCAGGAGGCTTTCGCAGCGGTTCCTGAGGCTGCGCAGGCGGCCGCGGCGGAGGTTGCGGATGCATTCGCTGGGCAGGCGGATCTCTTCACCGGGATTGACGAGCAAGCCCAGCAAGCCTTTGATGCTATTCCAGTAGCTGCAGAAGAGGCCGCGCAAGCCACTGAGGCTGCGCTTGGTGGTGTAGGGGATGAGGTTGCACAATCCTTTGCTCAAATCAGCCAAGCGGCCGAAGAGGCTGGCACCGCTGTAAACGAGGCGTTCGGTAGTACCTCCGGGCTCAGTGAAATACCAGACGAAGCCAATGCGGCAACGCAGGCAATTGCGGGAATCGCCGATGAGGCTAACACGGCCGCTCAGGGGCTCGACGGTGTGGCTGAGTCCATGTCCGGCATGGGTACTAGCGCTGGCGAAGTTGCGGGCAACATAGAACAGATTCCACCGGCACTCCACGAAGTCGAGACCGAATCGAGCAGCGTAAGCGAAGGCTTTACGGAAATGCTCGCGACTGGACTGGAACTGGCTGGGATCGCTATAACGCTTGAAGCTCTCAAAGAAGCGCTCATGGGATCTATAGAGGCCTTCGCTGAATTCCAGCGTGCGGGCGAAGCTCTGGCCGCCATAACCAAGGATGCTGAAGGGGCCGCGGCCGCTCTCGAAGCGATACCCGAACTCGCCAACTCTCTCGCCCAGGCAGTCCCGTCATTAGAAGCCGCGCAGCAGAAGTTTGCTCTATTCGGTGTCACTCTTGGACAAATGCCGGCGTTGCTCACCGCTGTTAGTGACGCGGCGCGCGCGTCGGGCAATGACTTCGATTCGGTCGCATCTTCGTTTGAGCGGATGGATGCTACCGGTAAGGTGATGACCAGGTCTCTCGTGGCGGCCGGTTTGAGCATGACCGATTTAGGGAACGCCATGGGCATGACGAATGCCAGCGTTAAAGATATTCAAAACGCTTTCGCGAATTACGGCACCGATGCGGAAGCTGCCGCTGAACGCGCGAACGTGTTGGTTGCCGCAACTCAAAAAGTCGCTGGAATCTCCCAAGCGACGGCCGGCGACGTCACCGGGTCATGGCAGCAGATGTCCAACGCTGTGCATGAGGCCGCCGTCAACATTGGCGATTCGCTCGCACTGATTGGTGGACCTGGCGGCGTCGGTGTTTTCAAGCTAGCTCTTCAAGGCATTGAAACTTTCGTTGTGGCGCTGATCGGCTACGTGCAGCAAGCCGTCGATATCATCGTGGGGCTCGGCAAGGTTGCGGTCGATGTGTTCATGAGCGTCGGCAAAGCAGCGGTCGCAGCGGCGAATCAGGATTGGGCCGGCGCGTGGAGCGCCATCACGAACGGGTGGAACGCAGTGGCGAGCGATATCCACGATACCGGGCAAAAGATGGCTGCTGATTGGGCAGCGAACGGAAAAATAATCGATCAAATCTGGGCCGCCACGGCTACCAATGTGAAGACGTCCACTGACGGGGTAACCGCAAGCGCCTTTGCTATGGGCAAGGAGCTACTGAACGAAGGCTATGCGGCGACTCAACTCGGCACGATGCTGGCCGCCATGGGATATTCAGCTTCCCAGGTGGGTGATGCGCTGAAATTGTTAGGCGTCAAGGCGGACCAAAGCGGCCAGCAGATACAGGTCGCTCTTGCGAAGCTCGGCCAGTCGGTGGCGAGTCTTCTGAACTCCATTCCCGCTACTGAGGATGCTTACCTAATACAACTTCAGCAGGGTGGCGAGAAAGCTACCCAGATGCTTTCTCAGATCAATCAGGCTCTCGCGCTGGCCATGAAGGACATGGCGAATTTCAGTCTTACTCCAGCGCAAATCGCGGGCATACAGCAATACATCGATCAACTCAACGCGCTGAAGATGACGGTCCAGGGTTTCATTGAGGACGATAATCTCACCAAGTTGGGCGACAAAATCCAAACGCTTGCGGATAAGTTCCCCGTACAGGTTGCTGAGATGAGCCCAGCCATTCAGGAATGGATTAAGGACATGACGGCGTTTGCGGCGGCGCAACACCAAGCAGCACAGACCGACGACCCTGCGAAGATTTTAGAGAACCTTCTGGCAATGCAGAAAGGTTTTGATGACCTCGCGAGTAGTATGCAAAAGGACTGGGCTACGTTCGATACCACTTTCGGGAAATCGCTCACTAGCCAACTGGCGGATGCTGGAGTGTTCACCACCCAAATGGAGGCGAACATCCAAGCGATCAACAAAAGCTGGATCGACTCTTCGACTACCGTTACCACTTGGGGCGCTAAAGTTGGGGCCGTCTACGCGATGCTCAAGACGCTGAAGATTGACGATGTCAGTCTCGACGAACAGCAACTCGCGGCAATGCAGAGGAACCTGCAAACCATGGAACAGATGGGCGCGCCGCTTCAGCAGCAGTTAGCGGTGCAGGCTCAGATAGCGCAGCTCCAAATTAAGATCGCGGATTCCACCGGTGCGACGGCTCAGCAGACGTTGCAATGGACCGAGCAGCTTACTGCCGTTCAGACCCAGATGAACGTCCTGAAGGATCAGACCATCGGCCTATCGAATTTGTACACCGGCATGGTGAAGGCGCTCGGAACGGCTTGGACTGATCTCGGTAAAGGGCTCGGGGATGCGATGGTGAGCGGTCAAAACTTCGGTGCTGCGCTGACCAAAGTTTTCGACACACTGAAACAGCAGATTGCGGAACTTGTAACCCAGTATCTTCTCAATCAGCTCAAGGATGCGTTTCTTCAGAACACGAACGCAGTGAGCGATTTCGGGAAGATGTTCAACGCGATCTTCGGTGGACCGTCTGGAGGTGGAATCATTGCACCGGCCATGCAGTCGGCCGGGCAAGCGGCTCAGGATTTCTCGCAGGTTTCGATTACCTACTTTGGCCAAGCCGGGGATGCGGTCAAGTCGTTTTCCAACACCGCGAGCAGTTCAATGAAGTCAGCGGCGAGTTCGGTAAGTCAGAGTGCAAGCCAGATGGTTTCTGGGCTTACGGCTGTGGCGTCTGTCGTCTCAGCAATCGCCTCCATCTTCAGCGCGATTGAGTTGATGCACACCAACACCCTGCTATCGGATATCGAGCATGAAACCGCGCGCATGGCCATCTACTTGGGGGACTCAGGATCCGGTTCGATCCAGTTTTACACCGGCAAGTCAGCGGAATTCCTGGGCTACATCCATGGCGATGTCGTGACCATCATGGAACTCACCCAGTCAATGAATGAGACGCTAACCAACATCCTGGCTGCTGTGGTGGCGGGCGGCGCCGGCGGAGGCGGATCTGGCGGCGCGGCGCTACAATCCTTCGCCGATCAAATCGGCGCAGATCTCAAAGTGCTCGATGGGGATCTTGCCGGGCCATACGGGCTTGGGGCGTCAGTGCAGGGTGTGGCGACGGCGGCAAGCGCGACAGGCACGAGTCTTGCAACGCTCTCGACGGTTACGAGTACGCTGGGTACGACTCTGACGGCTGTGGGAACTACGGTGACAGCCGCGGCCAACACTGTGGCGACCAGCTTCACCGCGATTACCAAGGCAACGCCTGTGCCGGCTACGGTAGCTTACTCGCCTGGCTCGAACAGCTTCACACCGATCCTGCCAACCGCGAATGTTCCGGGCATCGGCAACAGCGGGCCAGGCGGCTCGAACAGCTTTACGTCGAACAACATTCTGACGAATCCAGGGCAACTCATTCTCAACATTCAGACCAATATCACTCCGGGAGTGGTGGCGATGAACAACAATGCGCAGATCCAGCAATTCTCGGATCTGGTGTCGAAGAACGTGGTAACGAAACTTCAGCAGGTAGGCGGGCAGAAAATACGGTAGAATCGGGGGAACGATGAGAGACCTACAAGACATTTTGGCGAACGTCGAGCCGATGAGCATCAAGGAATTGGAAGCGCACATCATGGAACGAAGGCGGGCAATGGACGATCTGAGGAACGAAAACCGAAAGATGACGCCGTACCGAGATAAGAAGTGGGCAGAGCATTTCAGACAGACCGCTGGGCCGCCAAGTCTCGCGAGAGTGTTGGATCTGGGAGTTAAGCAATGAAACGCATCGATCCTGAAATGATTTGCATCATGGCGGCGCTGATGTGCGCGGGAGGCACGAAAACTCCAAAAACAGCAGTGGCGGATTCTAGGAAGATAATCGCAGAAGTAATAGCGACACAACCAAAGGAGCCGCAAGATGGCGAATAGCCTTTACGCACACGGCCGCGAGTTGTTTCTCGAAGGCGGAACGGATGCACTCACGGACGCGCTGAAAATTTCGCTCGTGACGACCGGCTACACGCCGAACCTGGCCACGGATCAATTTTACTCGGCAATCTCCGGAGGCAACATCGTTGCTGCTGGGGTGGCGCTTTCGAGCCGTACTGGATCTGCTGGAACTCTATCGGCTGCTAACGTGATCTTCACGTCCGTGTCGGGATCGACAGCTTCCTATATTCCCCTATACGTGGATAGCGGGACTTCGAGCACGTCACCACTCATTGGCCTGATCGACACCGCGAGCGGTTTGCCTGTGACGCCGAATGGTGGCGACATCACGGTAGCGTGGGCGTCCGGCCAAGTGTTCACTCTCTTTGCTGGATTGCCAGAATCAGAGAAAGGCCGCGCGCGAAAGCTTCTCGAGTGGTTCCGTGAAGTCGCTGGGATACCGGCCAAGCTCGGACCTGGCGGGATCTGGATTCCCGAACCGCGTATCGTTCTGGCGTAATGCATGGCGCTTCCAGCCACAGCAGTATGGGAGGTTCGCCCAACCGTTGGCAATGACACCAACGGCGGCGGCTTCATCTCGGGTGGCTCGGGTACGGACTATTCCCAACAGGACTCCAAAAACCCAGGCAGTGGAAATAATCAAAGCACCACAGACGGAGTGGGGGTTGGTTCCACCTCGATAGTCAGCGTAACGGCGTCTTTCACCTCGGCCATCGTTGATAACATCATCTACTTCGATGGAAATTGGTATTGGGTCGAGAGCCTCACCAACAGTACAACGATTGTGGTGGACCGCAACACCACAACCGGCACCGGGTTGACGCTAAATATCGGCGGCGCGCTTGCGACGGTTGCGCAAGCCATAGCAGAAATGGTCCCTGGTAACGACGTATATATCCAGAATTCCGGTTCTTACATCGTCACAGCTACCCAAACGGGCATTCCCGGCAACTGTCAATTCATCGGATACGGCTCCACGCGCGGTGACGGCACACAGGTGACCTGGACGACATCCACGAACTCTGTCAATTTAGTCACCCTATACAACAACCAAATTGAGTTTGCCAATATTCATTTCGAGTGCACAGCAGGAACACCTGGAGCGTTGCTCACCGTGCGGCCTAGCGGAGGAAACGTAGGCCAAATAACCGTTACCAATTGTCTTTTCGATGGGGGCACTTACGGGGTGTGGGCAGATTACACCACGCCGTACACCATCCAGGGACTTATCTGCCAGTTCTGCGAGTTCAAAAATCAGACCATCAACGGAATTGCGAACTGTGGAGCTATCAGCATGTTCGCCTGCTTCATTCACGATACGACCGCCGAGGGTGTGAACATCGGGAATAGCGGGTTTTTAGGGGCGGTCGCTTCTTTTGAGCGGTGCGTCTTCAAGGGCTGCGGAAGTCTCGGGGGGCTGTGGTTTCAACAAAACGCAGATACCCCGTCCATCGTCAATTGCGCGTTTTACGCAAACACAAACTCCGGGATTTACCTGAACAACGCGAACTCGCTTCAGGTGATCAACAGCATCTTTTGGGGACAGGGGGCACCTGCCATCCGCTCTAACGGGAGTGCTGCCGGACAGTTCTTTTCTAACAACGCTTTCGGCTCCAACACAGGCGGCAACTATAGCGGATGCGGACCTGGGGTTGATGACGTGACCTTGACCGGCGATCCATTTACGAACGCATCTAGTGGCGACTTTTCGCTAAACAACACGTCGGGAGCAGGCGCGGCCTGCAAACAGGCTGGCGTCCCAACGGTAATCCCATAACGTCATGGCTCTTGACATTGGGCCTCTTCAAACCTCGAACCTCGATATAGGACCGCTGCAAAGCTCCTCAACGGGTCCGCAGACCATCACTCCCGCGGCGCCGGCTATCGCTTCCAGTGAGTCTTGGGGAACCCCAACCATCACGGGGGGCGCCAATACCGTCATTCCGCCGTTGCCTGCGATCGGCACTTCGGAACGCTGGTTCACCCCTGCGGTTGCGGGAGCCATCACGGTGGCTGCCATCCCTTCAGGAGAATCTTGGCCTACACCTACCATCCGGGTGGGCCAAACCGTGCTGGTGGGTACCGCAAGCCCTCCCACGGTGGCAATTCCGAGCGGTGAGACCTGGTATCCCCCTCGAGTGGCCAACGTCCAAACGATTGCACTGTCAGCCGGGATACCGTCTGGCGAGTCTTGGCCTACCCCGATAGTGGAAGGTAGCCCACGGTGGCTCAATGTTGTAGGGATCCCGTCCGGCGAACGCTGGTACACCCCAACTCTCAACGGAGGCAATCAGGGTATCTTCCTGTTTCTGTCCGGCCAAGACGCTTCAGCCTATCTGAGCTTCGTTGACGGCACTTGTCAGGTTACCAGCCAAACCCTGGGACGCTGGACGGCTACCTTCGACATGAACATGAAGCCGCCTGGCCAGAGTCAGTCGCTTATTCCGGTCCTCGGCCAGACGGTTTTGATGCTCGACTTCGGCGCGCGGATCTTTTCAGGCTGCATCACCCAGATAATCACCGACCGATTCTTGAGCACAGAGAGCTCGAACGCCACCACGTTCCACGTCACGGCTACCGACAAGTCGGGAATCTGTGATCATCGGGTAGTAGTCGGCGTCACCTACCCCGCGGTTGATCCGATCTCGTTACTGCCGACCGACGTGGCGGGTGTCATTCTCGATATTGTCAACAATTTCCTGAACGGCGAGGGAATCGTGCCGGGTCCGGAAATCGCACCTGGAAACCTGGGAGACCTCGCGGCGGACCTCACATGGAACTTCCCGACCGTCACCCAGGCATTCGATCAAATCTGCACCGATAACGGTATGGTGTGGTGGATCGATGAAAACTACGTGCTCCATTTCTCGTCACTGACGAACCTGCCCGCGGCGCCGTTCTCGCTCACTGAGAGTTCGGCGAACTACTGGGGACCTGAAAAGGATCTGACGATCCGAAACACCGTCACCACAACGAACTACTACAACAAGCTGTACGCGGTTTCGAATCTCAACATTCTCCCAGGCTCAGGCTCAGGCGGATCCGGCACAACGGGACAAACGGGGATAACGGATAATTACCCGAATTTCGCAGTGGGCCAGCCGGGAATCATCAAGACATTCTTTTCGCCGACGAACACTTTCATCGCGACGGGGTTCAACACGAGTGTGGGAATCGGCTCGGTGCTGAGTATGACGGTGAACGGCGCTCCACAAAGCGTTATCGACTTCACCCAGTTTTCCGGACAGGTCCGAACGGGACTGACCGACTACTTGTGGTTCTTCGGACCCGGCACCACAACGGTTGTGTGGACCTTCCAGCCTCCAGCGGATGCTGTGATCGTTATCGACTACGTGCCAGCCAGCTCAACCAATTCGAGCAACGCGCAGTACGGTGATGCTCTTGCGCCTGTCGGTCCTTCCGGGAGCCCGCTGGGCACCTGCGGTTCTGGAATCTATGAAGGCGTCATGCAACTCCAGAACGTCTCGACCATTGACGACTTGAACGCGATCGCCGGCGCGGAACTGCTGAGGCTTGGCGGGGTTCCAACTGTGATCGACTTCACCACGCGCTACCCAGGAATTCGACCGGGCCAGATTATGAGCGTCGATATTCCGCTGTCGGGGATTAACGCCAAGCAAATCCTCGTCACGCAAGTTACCGGGACGATGATTCCACCGAACCTCTACAAGGGATCCGCGTTTTCATGGGCAGTGGAAGGGACCACAAATCTCGATCCGGGCAACTGGATCAAATGGTACGAACGGTTGGTAGGGCGCACGGTCAATCCGCTGCCTGTCTTGCAATACGAGGAAGCCGTCTTTGTGCTGGGCGCCGGTGCTTCGGTAGCGAGTGCGAACAACATCACTAACCCGTACATCTGGGGACGCACCGGGCTTTTCGTTCAACTGCTGCTCGCGGCCTCGGTTCCTCCGACTGGACAAGATTTGGTGCTCACGGTTTCGGATGGCAACCGGACCATTGCGACGATCACGCTTCCAGCGACGGCCGCGGCGAATCAGCTCTTCCAGTTCAACCAACCAACCTCGATACCAATCTACGTCTTTGCCGGCGACGTCTCGAACATCAGCGCAAGCTACAACATTTTCGGCTCGAACCCAACGCCAGCGAGCGGCGTCACGCTCAAAGTCAGAACAGCGATGTGATGTAGACTTGTTGTCGAAAGGAGATTCAGCCATGAATCTCAACGCGAAAGAAAGCGCTCGGGTCACCGAGCTTGTCAACAAAGCCAATAAGACACCAGCAGAAGACAAAGAGCTGGCCGATCTTCGCAAGAAATCATCGCAGTAAAAAACAGGCCCGGTGTAACAGCCGGGCCATTCTATTCCATGCTTCGCTTTCTTGACGATCTCTGCAATGTAACCGATCCACCCGGAACAGGGACCAAATACACCAAGGTAAATGAGTTTTCGCAGGCTACGGCAATCGTGGGTCGTGACGGGCAAGGCTTCGCGTACTGGATGCTCAACGCTTCTTTCGGCGCACTGAACCACATCATCACTCTAAATGATCTCCAGGAGCCGTGGTACTGGGCTGCGGATATCGCGTTTTTTAACGACGGAACCCAGACCGTCATTCAGGGCAATGCGGAAATCTGGCAAGCGGCGAATCAACACACGGGGCAAATCATCTGCTCAATGCTGATCGATACCAGCGGTTATCTGCATTTCAGACTTGGTACGAACACCGGAGGGCCGGCACCGATCGACCTGGCCGTCTCATCAAATCAGTTCCCGGTATCGAGTTACGCGCTTGGTCAGCAGCCTATCTGGGGAAAGCTCGAAGTGCAGATCGGCGCGGGAGCTTTTTTGGTCCACTACGAGGGTAACCCGATCATGCACGGCAGTGCGGGAGCGTTAACGCTCATCGACACGTTCGTGTGGCGCGCGCCGAATCAGAATTGGGCAATCCAAAATCACTATATCCTAGATTCCCAACCTGGGCTCACCGGGTTCCTGGGCGCCACACGGATTGATAGCTTCGTTCCAAACGTGAGTGTCGGAGGAAACCCCTGGTCTCCTGTCGGCGCCGCTACGAACGTGCTGGCAGTCAGTGAGCATGGGCCGACAGGCAACTACCCTGACGGTGACACGACATACATGGTTCCCAATACGGTAGGAGCTTTGCAGCAGTTTGGCTTTTCGCGGCCGCGTTGCTACGGGCTGATTCTCGGGTTGGGCTTGAACTTCGTTTGCCGGCCAACAGGCGGTGGCGCGCAGATCGGCGGGTACACGCGGCCGGCCGTCACGTTGTTTCAGATGGGCTCGAATGCCACGCTAATCGATTCAGGAAGCACGGTTGAGCCGAGTTATCCGCCAATGTTCGGGTATCTGGCGTACCAGTTCTTGAGCGAGAAAAACCCGTCAAACAATCAGGCGTGGAATGATGGGGACATCGGGGCGGCGGAGTGGGGGATTAAAGCGTTATCGACAGGAATCCATTGTACGCAGTTTTCGCTGATGAAGCTGGTGAGCCTTGATCCAAGCAAACCGTACACATGCGGGGGAGTCGGAAGCTACGCCTGGTAAGTTAGCACTTGCGCAAGTACTGAGTCTGTGATAGCATTCCAGCGTTAGGACGTTAGAGGACTGTCATGCCAACCGGGGCGCTCTCGCGAATGTCTGGCGCTCCGGTCTTTTTGAAACTTGCGCAACTCTGCATCCTGCCATACAATCAAGTCTGTGAAACCCGTCAAGGTATCCGGCTTCGTGACTCCAGAGCATCACCAGCAGCTTACGAAGCTCGCAGAAGACAAGAAAACGACCATCGGCGTCCTGGTAGCCACGGGCGTGCGGCTGCTGTTAAAGAGCCCAACACGGCATCTGCGGGGATTGCCGATGGACGGACGCCGGGCTTAAAGTTTTTTGGCGCTCGGGCTTCCACCCCGGTCTCGGTCACGGAGGGCGCGCCAAATGCAGTGGGGCTGGAAATAAGGCAGCCAGCCCTTAGAACCTCGGTACTAAGTCACAATCGGTACTTTCTGCCTACTTGCGCAACTACCGTTTCTCAAGCATAATCAGTTCATGAAGACGCGCTACCAGCTCTTGCAGGACGCGGGCGACACGTTGGACACGCTAATTAAGCAGCTTGTCGTGCTACGCGAAACCGGCTTGGCAGAAGACGCCAAGCAACTTCAAAACCGCCTCTCTGAAATCGCAGAGGCGAACTGGAAAGCGGAATACGCCGAGCCGGATCTTGAGGAGGTTGCATGAGAATCGGAAACGCCACAGTAAAAACCAACTTCGACTATCCACCGATTCCTATTCGTTCCATGGATTGGTCCGCGTGGCTCGACGGGCGCGAAGAATGGCATGTAGGCCGAGGCGCGACGGAGAGCGCGGCAATTGCAAATCTTCGCGAGCAGTTGACGGATTCCGGCTACGAAGAGCAGACCGAAGACCAGGAACGCGAAGCGCGCGTGGCGTTCGAGGCCGCGCCGAAACCACGGACGGAGTTCTGTCCTGAATGCGCGGAGCCAATCATCAACGGGCAAGCATCGTGCCATAAAGTGGGCTGCAAGAGCAATCAGGAAATCGAGTACTGATGGAACCAGAAAAACAGCAGACCCCCGCTTTCACTAGCTGCGTCTTTTACGGCAATGGCCGGGATGCGTTTCAATTTCCTCCGGTTCAGTCTTTGGATGAGCCGCGGGCGATCTACCTGAATTGTGTCTTTTATTCGCAACCTGCTCCTTGGTGGATACGCCTGTGGAAGTGGATTAAGCGATGATCGCGCTTGGCTGCTTTCTCCTCATCGTATGCCTGTTCGGGATGGCTGCGTACGAAGTGCTCACGTCAATGACAAAGTACCCAAAGACTGACCGTGCGAAATGGCCAAAGAATGAGCTACTTCAATGCTGGGGTTGCGCTGCACCCGGAAGGCAGGGCCGTTGTCCGATATGTGGGAGCTATTCTCATGAGGAGTAGTAGCAGCGCAAGACGAAAGAAATGGGGAGAAAGGAGACAAAATGAAACGCATTCTCGCATGTGGTGTGCTGATCTGCGGTCTGCCACTGTTGGCGACGACTTACAAGTACGGGACCTGTGAAATACAGATGACCGGCCATGGATCGTTGTGGCAGAAGATCGTCGCGCTCTGGACTGTTAATTTCGGCGACTGCTGAGCTTTGACGAATGCGCCAAGTCTCTTGTTGCCCCGGTGAGAACTTCGCGGGCAACGTGCACGGCGCATTCGCGAGGGCTCAACTGACGCATGATTATCAATCAACAGCCTACCGGGAACGGCGATGGGGCGTTCGCCTACCAGGATCTTCTTCTCACCATGCAGCAGGATGCGTGGACCGCGACGGTGTACTTCGCCAATGGGTCGAATAAGATTATCTGTGCGGATTCCGTGCTGAATCCAGCGATCCAGTGGTGTGCTCCAAAGGCCGAGACATGGGTGCCGCTGGCGTACAAGGCGGTGATCATTCCGCCGGGGCATACGATCGTACCTCCACCGCTACCACCGATCGTTGCCACCACTCCGGAGCCGACCATGTTTATGTTCACACTCGGGATAGCTTTGATGATTATCGGGATGGCGCTGAAACGTAACCGAAAGCGGCGCTAGTACCTCAGTTCCATTGCTGTAAACACGTTCTCAGTTCAGAATCGAAAGCATGGAACCTGATGAAAAGCTGGATCTAGACTTTCGAGAATCGCAGCCGGCAATTACCCAAGCGATGCGGAAGCGAGTCGCGAAAGCCTGGGCGAATGCGGAGCGCGATCAAGACTATCCGGAGATCGAAGAAAAGGAGAGTGCGTAATGGCTATCGTGGCGAAAGCAACTGGAGGCGGGCGAGACTTCATCCCGGCGCCAGCCGGCGCCCATGCGGCGGTTTGCTGTGACGTTGTGGACATGGGTGTACTTGAAGTCTCCTACGGCGGGAAAAAGAAAAGCCAGCACAAGGTTCGAATCGTTTGGCAGATTGCGGAAGTGATGGCGGACAACAAACCTTACATCGTCCAAAAGCGCTACACGTTAAGCCTGCACAAGAAGGCAGCGCTGCTGAAGGATCTGGAATCGTGGCGTGGTATACCGTTCAGCGACGAACAACTTCAGGGCTTCGATCTCGAAACGCTACTGAGTGCTCCAGCTTTGCTGAACGTGATGCAGGTCACCAAGGAAGGTGACACGTACGCAAACGTCACTACGATCATGCGACTACCCAAAGCGATGGAAGCGCCGAAGGTTCGGGATTACATCCGTGTGAAGGATCGCAAGCCGGAAGACGCCGAACAACAGACGCAAGGGCAAGAACCGGACGGAGACATACCGAGCGACGACTGGGTACCTTTCTAGGAGGAACGAATGGCTGACCCGCGACACATGCACGAATTTATTCCGAACAGGAAGGGACGTTGCAAGCGGATTGTTGGGAGCGAGCATTGCGGGCTACCAGAGTGCGCGATCGCTCACGCTCGGTATCGAGAGACCACCCAACAAACGCTCGACGATGCAACGATTGAGTACGAAGACAAGCAACTGCGTAGAGAGGAACTGTCGAAATAAACATGCCTGACAAGAAGGTTGAAATCTGGGACTGTCAAGAGTTTGTCCGGACAGCTCCACTCAAAGAGGTAATGGAATTCGTGTGGTGGGCGCAAGGCGTGATCGACGTACGTGAATTAATGGAAGCGCAGCCAAAGCGCAAGAAGCGCAGTGACGCCGGCCAATCGAGAACGCTGGACCTACAGGAGCCAAAGAAATGAGCACAGCAAACCTAACACTGTATAACCTGGAAGCCACGCTCATGCGGCTGATGTTCGAACGTGAGGAACTGGCGGCCGAAGGTCTTTCGATTATTGAGAAGGACATCGAGATTCGCGAATACGTCGGGCGAGAAATCAAGAAAGTAGACGGCGTGGCGTATTACCTGAAAGAGTTCGAAGCGCGCGCGGCCGCGGCAAAGGAAGAAGCGAAACGGCTGAAGGCTAGGGCGGATGCGTGGGAAGCTCGGCACGAACGATTAAAGACGCTGGTGAAGTCGGTCATGCTGATGAGCGGCAAAGCACGGTTGGACGGAGACTCGAATACGCTGAGGCTGGTGAAGTGTCCGGCAAGCGTAGAGATAGCCCAGCCGGAATTGGTTCCCGCAGAGTATTGCGCATCAGAGCTAAAGCTCACCGTGGCCGATGTCATCACGCTGAAAGCTGCATGTCGCGAATCTAAAGATCCTGAAGCCCAACGCCTGGGAGAATCGCTACCGTTCTCGAACCCGAAGCGTGAGCCCATGAAAATCCGGATAGCCGAAGCGTTGAAGCAGCAGATAGCGTGCGCAGCGTGTCACGGAATCGGCCGCACGACACCATTCTCCGATGCGCCTGGCTGCCCTAAATGCAACGCGACCGGCAAAGTAAACCAAGGCGTACCAGGTTGCAGCCTTGTGACCGATAAGATGAGCCTGAGGGTTGAATAGATGCTGCTAGGTTTCCAGCGTCAGTTTGCGCAGTTCGTTGAGGAAGGCTCGAAGACGCACACGGTCAGGGGCTTTCGCAAGAATCCTCCGAAGGTTGGCGAGATGTGCCACTGCTACGTTGATCCGCGTCAGAAGACCATGCGGCTGCTCGGGCGCTGGCCTTGCGTTAAGGTGGAACCGATCACGCTGGACCTGACCAGCATAGGTATTTCGTACACGCTGAGAGTCACGATAGCGGATCAGACGTTGAGCCTTGATGAAGCGTGCCAGTTCGCTTGGCGCGACGGATTCAGGAACGGTAAGACAATCGGCGGGATGCCCACTGGTGATGTGTTTCGTGCGTCACTTGATGACATGGCGCGGTTCTGGATCGCGAGCAAGCGGCTGACGGATGCGCGGGACTCGAAGCCGTGGCATGGCCAAGTGATTCACTGGAAGCGGTCGGGACTCGAAGCCGTGGCATGGCCAAGTGATTCACTGGAAGCGGTCGGGACTCGAAGCCGTGGCATGGCCAAGTGATTCACTGGAAGCGGTAGTTTGGTACTTGCGCAACTGCGCTGAAAGAAGTATTCTGTAACCCATGTCAACCTCAATTCAATTCACTGGTGTTGTTCTGAAATCTTTCAGCCGTTCTTCCAAGGGCGGCGTTTCCAGCTTCTCAGCCAACTACTCAAAGGCCGTTGCCGATGCAATGGGCTGGGGGCCACTCGAGAACGGTGTTACCTCGGCGAAGCTCGAAGGCCGGCTCTCAGCTACTCACGCGAGTCTCCAGCCGAAAGAGGGGCCACTCGCCAAGTACCAGATCGAATTCGACGCCACGGCGGTTACTGGCTTCGAGGGCGTCCGGTACGAAGTCGAAGGCAAGAAGAACAAAGGCCACCGGCTGGAGTTGCATTTCAAGGTGGAGTTCGCAGACACCACGGCCTGCAAATTTCTCGAAGAGTACATTACCACGGTGGGTGAAGGAAAGGGTGTGCTCAACGTGAGCTACGTCAAACAGACCATGCTCGACCTAGTAGTGGAAGGCGACGGCAAGCAGGACAAGCTGATTTCGGAAGGCCAAGCAAAGGACACTGAGGGCGATGACTAGTCGTCAGAAGTGGGGAATCTTTCTGGGCTATGTGGCTGCTGTGATACTGGGCTTCGCAGCGGCATTGGCGGCGCGATGATGCGTGCGCTACTGTTCTGGTTGCTTGGATGGAGCCCATGCCCCAACAAATCTCCAGCGTGGCTCTGTGACTTCAGAAAGAGGTATTGCATAACATGCCGGCTCGAAGCGTACACAAAACTGCAAAACTCAAAATAAGCGAGGCAGACGTTCAGCAAGCGGTAGTGCTGATGCTGGAGATCGATGGCTGGCGAGCGATACGAACGGACCCGGTAAGCGATCGATCACGGGGTAAAGGCTTCGGGGAAGTGGGAATGCCGGATTACCTGTTCATCCGGTATGGCTCAGTTGCCCCTTCGTCCTGCACGGCCCAGGTGCTCTGGATCGAGTTCAAGGCACCAGGAAAGGGGCCATTGCCACACCAGGTGCTCTGGGCTGTGACCGAGACCAATCGCGGAGCTCTGGTGCTGAAGGTGGACGACGTCGACGGATTTCGAGAATATTACAAGAAGTCCGGGTTGATGCGCCACCAGATTCTGAGTTAGAATAAGGGGCGCGGATGTAAGAGTCCCGTGCAGCGCTGAGCTGGTCGCCTCGAACTTCCAGCCCACGCTGCACTGCCTTTCGAGGAGGCTCTATGTCAATGTCCCTGCAAGAGCAGGCCGACGCTACAGCAGCTCTGCTGCTAATCCAAGAGTTAATCGATGCTAAGTTGATCGAGTTGAATGGAGAGATTGACTCGGCTCTTTGTCATTCGAAACTGGTGACTCTGGAGTCTCGGGGTGTCACACCAAACCCAGACATCGAAAAGATTGCCGACCTAGGATGGAAGGTCGCCGCTGTCATGGGGTACAAACTTCTGTGACTCTTTCGCGTGGTGCCCAGCGATACCTGAAGCTTCTCAGGTGGTACGCCGCACACTTTCAGGAAGTCTACCCCTACCGATCGACAATCGCCAAACACCTGAATTGCAGTCTTAGGCAGCTTGATCGATACACTGCTGAACTAAAAAAAGCCGGTTTGGTCGCTGTTTCTCAGGGTGGTCCGCAACCTGCCAGTTATCAAGTAGTTCCAGACCAAAATGGCAAAGCTACGGCGAAGCAACGGCAAAGCTATGGCAAAGCTTCCGGCCGCTATCCTTATAGAGTTGCAGGAACTGCTGAAGAGATATGGCGCAAGCGTCCCATGGAAACCGAAACCCCAAGCCCCGAGGTTCTGGAGCTCTTTGCGTGGGCAGACGCTGAGGGGTACCCTACCGGCAACGGAGCGGAGCTCGAAGCTGCTGAGCGAGCCTACAAGCTCAGGAAGCCACCAGCAAAGGAGACCGGCTATGACCGATCGGCAAAAAGCGCACGCTGACGAGATGCGCACAAAGTACAGCGTCAGACCGGGACCAAAGAGCAAGTTCCGATGGTGGCTAGGGCCGCCCGTGACCCCGCGGGAGATCAAGCGCCGCGGGCCGGCGAAGAACCATGCGACACCCTGGCAGGAACGGCGGGCGGAATACCTAGCCGAGAAAAGTGATACCATTCTCCGCAAGGAGGCTTAACATGCCGCTGGCGATTTGGTTCTGGGTTTTCTTTGTGATTGCGATCCTGTTTTACAACTGGATCAGCTACGATGCTTCAAAGCCGTGGTTTCGCTGGGGCGGTGGCGGCCTTCTGATTTTCATCCTGATCGGCATCCTGGGCTTCGCTGTTTTTGGGAGCGCGGTTAAGTGAACGAAAACCCGCTAGGCGCACTCCAAGGTACTTCGAGTCGGCAGTTCCATCTCAATAGCCTCGATCTCCAGAAGGCCGGGCGTATGGTCCTGGTGCAGATCATCGGACTTTTCGTGACGCTCGGGGTTCCATGGCTGCTGAAACTCTCGTACGTTTGGAACGGCCATGATTACACCGCGGAAGTTTTGATCGTGGTGAACGCCGGCGCGGAGCTGGCGAGACGATTTCTGACCGGGGCGCCGAAGACATGAAAGGGAAAAACATGAGCCACACGAAACATACTGACAAGCCAGCCAAGGTATCCGATGCGGACGAACATGAGCAGTTCAACTACATCCAGGACTTGGAACGGCAAGCGTACCAGAAGCGGAGCGAACTCAAAGAAGTAGAACGTCGGCTTATCGAGGCCAAGGCTCGGTTCGCGAAAATGCTGGCCCCTTAAAGACCTGATGACGGTGAAAGGCCACGTATTGCGGACGCTGCTGGTTGGGTCATTGAGGGCGATCGCGATACTGATTGTTGGGGTGTTTGTGGCGTTTCTGATAGGTGAGGCATTTTGGTACTTGCGCAAGTAGCACGAAAGTGCTAAGGTTCCCAGTGAGGAGAAATACATGCCCTTTGAAAATCTGCAAGCGCCGCGGGCGAGCCTGAATATCAGTCTCGATCAGACCGCGGGGGTTCTCGCAAAACTGGCGGCGAACAACACGCCTGGTGTTCTGGTCTGTGAAAACATCGGAGGCATGGGGACCGGATCATTTCTGATTCCCGTCAACGCAACCGAAGACGTGTCGAGCGTTCCATGGATAGACAAGACTCAGAATCTTGCGGACCTCGGAGTGCCGACTGCGCTTCCGGTCTACCTACAAATCTGGGTAGCGGCGAAGAAAAGCTTCTACGATGCCGCAGGCGTCATTGCCGATCTGAACCGCGGCGAGACGGTCAACGAGGCGCTGGAGTAACCATGCCCATCGGACACACTGGACTTGCTCGAATGCGTGCGGCACTGGTTCTGATACCGTTGCTGCTTTCCATGGGGCTGGCAGGATGCGCGAAAGTCGGCTCCGTCGCGCCGGCGCTCACTCCGCTTCAGATCGTCGCGAACGCTGAGAACGATATCCCTCAGGTGGTAGCCCAGATTGCGAACACCAGCACGGCATTGGTGAACCAGGGTAGTATGTCGCCGGCTGAAGGTGCGGCAGTGGCGAAGATCCTGACGGATATTATCGACGCCAATGCGCGCGCGGTGGTGGCAACCCGAGCCATCAGCACATTGGCGACTACCGGGAACGCCTCGATAGCGGCGGTTATCACCCCAATCATCCAAGAGATTCAGGGCTCGATCGCCTCAGGGGACGTTTTCAATATCAAGAACGCGACCGCCAAGGTAACGATAACGACGGCGCTAACTAGCCTGGTTGTGACACTGCAAATCATCCAAGCAAAGGTAGGCTAACATGGCAGCAGCTCTGATTACGACTCTTATCAGCGAAGCGCCGAGTTTCGTGAGCTTGATTGTTAACCTGTTGCATCCGAACAACAGCACCACGATTATGGCTACGCTCGCCGGTGCGGACGCAGGCGATGCCACGGCCATAACGGCCGTTCAAGGACTTTCGGCAGCGGTGGCGGCAAAGAACGCCACAGTGAAGCCCGTAACACCCACGGCTTAGAATGTGGCCCGACGACCTTGGGGAGATTCTTCACACCGAGAAGGAAATCCTCAAGGAGTTGCGTCGATTGATTCACCTGCTGACCCCGGAAGAACCCGCACCAGCGACCGAGATCGGCGATTTGTTTTCGAAACCAAAAGGAGAAAATTAACATGCCTCTCATTCTTCCCATAGGGGATACATCAAACGAATACATTTTCGGCACTGCTCCGTTTCTTGGCGCATTGCTTGGCCCTGGTCAAACCATTAGCCTGGTGTCGGCGGATCCGGCCAGCGTCATACTAACGCCCGATCCTTCACCAATAGCGGTTCGTGCAGCGGATGCGACTCCTGCGGTTCCGGCCGGTACCCCCACGATAATGAGCCTTGTCGTTTCCACGCCGAACGCTCCCGCACAGCCGAACGTCGCAATTCCCTGTACGGCCACGGTGCTCAATGCCGATGGATCGACAGCCGAGACGTTAAACGATACCGTCACACCTTCCAGCACAGCGGCGACGGCGATCGGTGATCTGTTCGGAGTCGCTACGGCGGTAACCAGTTCGACCACAACCGCTACCGGCACAGCGGCTCAGGTTGCGGCGGCTAAGCTTGCTGCGAAGCCAAAGACGAATCCGACAGGGCTTTAACGATATAGTCCGGACGGGGCCACACCCTTCAACCAGCATTGTCGGTCAAGGTTGTGGCCCACACCATTTCCGGTTGAGCTGAAAGGCTCGGCTAACCCCGACGCTGGGCGGGCCGGATAAACCCAGCACATTTCCGCCCTGGAAAGCTTGAAACCGCTACGGAGCAGAAGCAGGGTTTGCACCGGCGCCGGGGACAGAGGAAGACCCCCGGCACAACCTTACAGCGATTCACCTTAGACGAATTGAACCTTCAGTACCATTCCCAGCTTCAAAACCAGGGCGTACTATCAAACCATGGAAGCCTACAGAGAGCGAGACGCGATGGGTCGGGAACGCGTCGTTTATCGGACAGTTGAGCAGGCGCGGTTGTTTTACGGGCCAGAGTGTGGCGTCTGTGGACACCAAGGTGGCAGGCTCTACGATGACATGGACGAATGCCCAGGTGTCGAGGGCTGCGCGAAAAAACAGCTAGAATCACTCACGGAAGACGAAATGGAAAGGGCAAGACGATGAATTACGCAGCGATGTTTGGAATAGCGGTCATAGTGATCGCGTTGGTTGTTTTCTTTGGAACTTGCCAGAGCGCGGGGCGGCGCAAGGATTCCCGGTTCAAAGGCTGGCCGTTCGATTACAGCGATTGAGGAGTTGGCTTGTGATAATTCACTGCGATTGTGCTTTACCTGTCGGCGAGGTGTGGCATCCTCCCGTCGAGATTCAGCATTTCAGGCTCGGTCTTGGTGGGCGAGAAGTAACGCCGCAGCCGCTGTTAATCATACGCGAAGTGACGCTTAGGGACTACCTGGAGGCTCATCCAGATGATGTTTTCGCGGCAGAAGCCCCGTTGTATCATTACGACCATTTCTACGAAGTGAGCACGGACTGAGGAGAAACCCATGAACGTAGCGATGCTGGCAGCAGCTTTGATTCGGGTCTTTGAAGGCGTGCGCTTGACCGCCTATCAGGACACAGGCGGAGTTTGGACTGTAGGCTTCGGTCACACCGGACCGGAGGTAGTTGAGGAATACTCGATCACCATGGACACAGCCAGCTCGTTGCTGCAAACTGACGCGGCTCCGCTGCTGAAGCTGGTCGAAGCCGAACCCATGATAGCGGCGGCGGCGTACGTCTCGTTTGGCTATAACTGCGGATATCACACCTTGGAACAGGTTTTGCTTGGGCAATCCGAGCTGCTGAATTTTGTCCACGATCGGCACGGCAATGTTCTTCCTGGCCTGGTGTCAAGGCGAGGCCTCGAGGTGGCGCTCATCGCTTCGGTTGCGCCAATCTCGGCATAGGAGTACACTTTTCCCATGCGCATCTTACTCCTGTTTTTCGCGGCTCTCGCAACTCTCGGGGCTCAAACGAAGCCGAGCCTCGAACAGCAAACCAAAGCATCGGTAGCGATCGCGACGGGCTCCATTTTAGCGGTTACCCCAACAGCCACGATTGTTGAGCTGGACATCAGCTCACCCTGTATCACTGTGGCTTACCCGACTGTTTCGGGAACTCATGGCAAGATCGGATTCAACGCTTTAGCTCCCGGATGCTCGATCGCTGGACCGGCTGGACCGCAAGGAGCAACCGGAACTGCTGGGGTAAACGGATCAGTGGGACCCGCTGGAGCAATTGGACCGGCCGGAGCGATCGGTGCAACGGGACCCGCTGGGCCACAGGGACCGGCAGGAAGCGGCGTCAACTACTCGGATGGTGAAGTACCAGGCGGAACAGTCAACGGAGTTAACGCCACCTTTACGCTTGCCGCGGCGCCTTCGCCGGCCGGGAGCCTTTTGCTGCACAGGAACGGACTACTTCAAACTGCGGGCATCGATTACACGCTGGTGGGAAGCACGATAACGTTCTTGGCCGGTGCGATTCCCCAGTCGACTCCGACTCCGGATGGACTTGTCGCATGGTATCGTCACTGAGCCGCGGGTTCCTCTGCGGCGCCGCGGTCGGCTTCTGCGTTGCGGCCGCGCTCGCCTCGACGGCAATCAATCCCATGCAAGGCCTTCAGATGGGCAAGAATCTTGTTCAGTATTTCACGCCAGGTAAAGGCTGGTTCGTTGATGCCAACACCGCAACGCTTCTGACGAAGGCCACGGCGCAATCCGGCGTCTGTGATGCGGTGTTTTCGAGCAACAAGACTCCAGCGTACACGTACTCTTTCGGTGCGGCCGGTTGCCAAGTTCTGACGGTGTACACCAAAGGAATGCATTTGCGGCTGGTGCCCGACGTGACGAACGCGACGGGCGTATGCTCACTGAACATCGACAATGTAGGGCCGGTGAACATCAAAGACAAGACGGGCAAGAACGATCCGACGGCGAGTTCGTTGGTTCCAGGGCAGGAATATCCGATCTGGTTTGACGGAACGGTTTTTAGATTGGAATGATGAAAGTGAGCCTAACATGAACTTGCGAACCACCCTGCTTTGCAGTTTGCTGCTAGGGATTCTCGGGGCGATGATTGGCGGCTGGATGGCCGGTGCGATTTTGAACCAGCCACTTCGGGATCAACTGACCAAGAGTTGCGCGTCTAGCGAAGAAGTGACGAAGGCTGCACAGAGCGCACGTGACCTGCAATTCGGCATGGAATCAAACAAACGAATGCTGGAAATCCAGACCAAGATAGTCGATGCGTGCATAGCCAAGGGTGGAATTCCAATCTTAAACGGCGGCCAAGTGGACTGCCGTGAATCATTCGCCAAAGGAAAGTAGTGAAGCAGATCGTAAGCCTGCCACGAAAGGACCGAGCGCTCGCGATGCGTGAAGGTTGGTACATGCCGGGAGGTAGCGGGGGAGCAAGGCGAATTCTCGAAGGCGCGCGGGAATACTGGATGATCGGCTACGACGGACCCAGCCAACAGCCGGGCAGTTGGTGGCCACGGATGATGGAGCACGCTCAGCGCTACGGTTGGTGAAATGGAAGATTTCAAAGTGGGTGACAAAGTTACGAGACGGAGCGTTGGTGAAATCACCAAGGTGAATCTGGGATGCAATTACGTCGCGGTGAAGTTCGACTCAGGCGACGTGGGATTTTATTCGCGCCAATTCTTTGTTGCGAACTTTCAACGCGCTGAAACCCCAGTTCAGCGCGAAACGGAAGATGATGCTGGCGTGTGAGTCCTAGTACTTCCGGATCTTGACGGCGTGCGCGCGCTGAGGCAAGATTAACGCATGGGCGAAACAAAAGATTCGGCTTGGGGCTGCGTCGGGATATTGCTGGTGCCTATCAGTATTGTTTTGGCCGGATACGTAACCAGCTTTTTTTGGCTGTGGTTTATCGTTTCCTATACCGACGTCAGACCGTTGGGTGTAGCAAGAAGTATTGGCGTGTCCTGCCTTGTCGCGATGTTCAGGCGGCGTAATTTCAAGAAGCCCAAACCCGAAAGAGAATATCCCTTTCACTTTAGGGAAATCTATGAAATTTGTGGACTGCTGATGATCCTGGGAGTCGGTTGGGTAGCGCAGAGGTTCTTGTAGACACATGACTCCCACACGCTCTCCCGAACATCTCGCCTTCATCCGCACGCTTCCTTGCGCTGTGCCAGGTTGCGGCCGCACGCGGGGAGTCCAAGCGGCGCACGCTCCGGGATCACGCGGGATGGGACAGAAGCGCTCTGACCTGGACACGTTGCCGCTGTGCTCCGCGCATCACGAAGAGCAACACCGGATCGGATGGCCGCGATTCATTCAGACTTACGAATTGGATGTGCAGGAGATTTTACGGGAGTTGAGAGAGAAGCCGCGGCTGGTAATCGTCCCACGTGAGGAAGAAGCAGGCTTGCGTTACTGGCATGCGCTTTACAGAGGGCAAGAATTCTTGCTAGATCCGGTTGCCTATGGGGCCAAGAATGCGATTCTCAGAGCTTTCCGTGTCTGCGGGGAATACCTTAGAGATCAGTTGATTCAACGGAGGGCCGCATGATTGCACTTGGATGCTTTCTCCTCATCGTATGCCTGCTCGGGATGGCTGCGTACGAAGTGTTTACGTCGAACGCAAAGTACCCTAAGACTGACCGTGCGAAATGGCCAAAGAATGAGGAGTAGTATTCGTTTCGTGCTGCACTGGAGTAGCAGCACGTTGGGAGGTCTCGCATGAAAGCCCTGACTCTCACTCAGCCATGGGCTACGCTTGTAGCACTCGGGGCGAAGAGAATCGAGACACGCTCCTGGAGCACCGCGTACCGTGGGCCGCTTGCGATACACGCCGCGAAGGGCTTCCCGCCCGATTGCCGCGATTACGTTCTAATTGAGCCATTCCGTTCTTCCCTTTCCGTGGTGTCCGCGTTACAACTTCCTATTGGGAAGATTATCGCAACATGCGAACTCATTGACATTCTTCCGACAGAGGCGCGCGGCTGCCTCTCGGGAGTGTTTGACGATTACCCTGAACTGGACACGGAAAGAGAGCGTGCATTCGGAGACTATTCTCCGAATCGGTTTGGTTGGATACTTAAAAATGTGCGCGCGTTCGAAACTCCGATTCCTGCAAAAGGCGCGCTAAGTCTCTGGGATTGGTCGGAGGTTCCCCGCGCTGAAACCCCAGTTCAGCGCGAGACGGAGGAATGCTAATGAGTGTCAATCTTCAGCAGCCAATGGGGAACGGTACGACACCGTTTACCTACGGCGATCTCGTGATCACCTTGCAACAGGACGCCTGGACAACGGTAGTCTACTTTCCGGGTTATGGGACGGATAAAATTATCTGTGAGAATTCGGTCCTGAACCCTGCAATCCAATGGTGCGCGCCGAAAGCGGAGACGTGGGAGCCGCCTGCGTATGTGGCCGTGGTCATCCCTCCGGGGCCTCCTGTGATTCCTCCAGGACAGACAATTGTGCCGCCGCCGTACGTGCCACCGCCAACGATTACTCCGGAGCCGTCCATGTTGTGGTTCGGAGTGGTGATTATAGCCGCTATTCTTATGAGGAATGGTATTCGTTTCGTCCTGCACTGGAGTAGCAGGACGTTGGGAGGTTGAGCATCATGACCAAAGGTGATGAAGTTGCAAGCTTCCTGATTCAGGAACGCGGGTACCTTGTCGTAGGCTTCCATGAGCGGTCTATCATTCCGCAGGTAGGCGCTTGTTTGATCGTGTTTGCGGAAATGCCATTATCTCAGCCGGTGGTGATTATTGCGGCGACGGATCGGGGAGATTGGCTTGAACAGGCGCGTTGCGCAAAACCGCGCTTCGGAAAAGACCCGGATATCCCGAGGACCAAGTCTCAAAACGGTGGCTGGTATTTTCGATGCCACACGGACTGAAAGCTCAACGCGCTAAAATCCCAGTTCAGCGCGAGACGAAGAAAATGGGGAGAAAGGAGGCAAATGAAACGCATTCTCGCATGTGGTGTGCTGATCTGCGGTCTGCCATTGCTGGCGACTACTTATAAGTACGGGACCTGTGAAATACAGATGACCGGCCATGGATCGTTTTGGCAGAAGATTGTAGCGCTCTGGACTGTTAATTTCGGCGATTGCTGACTGGGCAGGTTGCGTCTTGTGCTGCCCTGGAATGCAGCACATAGGGATTTCGTACTACGACAAGAATGGTACTTTGGTTACTTGTTTTGTGGCTGGTTTCGGGACAAAATAAATCATGAAGATCAACCTTAACCGACGAGTCCGGGTGAAGCTCAACAGACACGGGCAAAACATCCTCGTTAATTTCTATTCGCGTGTGGTGTTCGGCCACATCCAGGATGGGGAAAAATATTGTGACGCAGTCTATTCCGGCTGGCGGGATGGCTTGATCGAAACTCAGCTCTGGAATATCTTTGAGGTCTTCGGTCCCAAGATGATGCTCGGCGGGGCGATACCATTCGAGCTAAACGAACTGGAACTTCTGCCTGACGATCCGACTCCAATTCAGCGCGAGACGGAAAATGCTGAGGTGTTAAAATGAAACACGCCTACAGCTTCCTCGCTGGTGTCGCCCTGGTTTCCCTCTGCGTGGTTGCGACTCGCTCTTTACCTGGGTGGATGTTTCTGATAGGCTTTGGAGTATCTGTAATTTCGCATGTACTTCTTGTCCGGGCAATCGGTTGCAGTAAGGTTGCCCGGCTCTTTTTGAATCTCGATAGTTTTCGTCTTGCGCCACACTGGAGTAGTGGCGCATATAAGCGCGGTCGCAAGACCCAGGACCTTGAGATGAGCGAGTCCGTCCGTTCAGAGAAATCTGAATCCATCGGCGTCCAGGCACAACAGGGACGGGTAAGTCACAGCCAGAAATGGTCGGGTACGTCGCCTAACCGGGCAACTGTGGGAGGTCCTGCCAAAGTTTTCGGGAAAGAACTCCCAACGCGCTGCAACTCCAGTGCAGCGCGAAACGCAAAACGTGGAAGTGTAGTACAATACCGCGAAATGCTTTCTTCAGTTCATCAAGATGTGCTCTCTGCTCTCTGCAATCTGAAAGTTCCTTTTGCTGAAGCGCAGGAGGCCGTACTCGCGGCCGGCAAAGACGGGCAATCTTTCGATGAGCTTTTCAAAACCGCGCTGGCTCACGTGAACGCAGGCGTGGGGAAGAGCCGAAGGGCCGCGTAAATGTTCGAACTGTTCTGTAAATCGTGCTCGCTCGCGTTCCCTTCGCTTGTTGCCACGTCAGAACAGGAGTTGCTCGAGCCCGACTTCGATCAGCTAAAAGCCGATGCCGGCGAGTTGAACGCGAGTCGCTTTCATGATTTCTGGTGGGACCATTATAGCCACGATGTAATAGCGAGGCCAATATGAGACGCGCATTCAATTACGTCGGCCTGGTGTTGTTCTTCCCTCTGCTCGCGTTGCTTGGTTTGGGATTGGCTGTTTCTGATCCGTTTCAGTTCGCGCGATTCTGTAGGGACCTGGGAACGCGTCTCCGTCCGCTGTTTGAACCACACAATTGCCGGAAGTGCGGCGCGCTACTGAGCGCAGGCGCGAATGATGAACACGCGGGGCTGTGCTGTAATTGCGTGGAAGTGATGTTGCTTCAGGGCCAGCGGGGAGCGCATCGCGAGTTCTGTAAAGGACGGATGGCGGAATGAAATCCGAAGTCTACTCGTGCGATGGGTGCGGGAAGCAAAAGCAGGAATCGAATCACTGGTGGAGGTTAAGGCCGTACGCGCAACAGCGAACGCCGAGCTTGTTGATCGCCGATGTCTTTATATTAATCCCATGGGATACGACGGTTGTAAACGCGGGTGACGACACAGTAGAAAAACACATCTGCTCCGAACCCTGCGCATCGAAGGCCCTCAGTAAGTGGATGAGTGCTCAACGCGCTGAAACCCCAGTTCAGCGCGGGACGGAAAATGTTGAGTCTCCTCCATTCAAGACAAGGGAATCGTTTTGGGAATCGATTTGAGCAATGCCTGAACATCACCCAGTCTTCTCTCATTTCGTGCGGAAGCCGGCTCCTCTACGCATGTGGGGCAATCCTGTTTTTCTAAGTGACAGCTTCCTCGGAACTGTTTCGCGGGCGGAATTCACCGCGCAGACAACGAGGGAAGGGCCGGGCGCCGTAGGAGTAGCTGGGCTTCCTGCGTTCAACGAAGAGTACTTTGAGTGGATTGATCTACTGGAATCCGTGCAGGCCGCGAACGAAATTTATACGTTCATGGAGCTGGGCGCCGGATATGGCCGCTGGTCTGTGCGGGCGGCGTTTGCGGCTGGGCTAGAGCGAACCCGATTGGTAGCGGTGGAGGCGGAGCCCACGCATTACCAATGGATGTTGCAACATTGCCGAGATAACGGACTCGGCATAGCGCCTTGCATCATTCCGACATTAGTCGAAGCCGCAGTATCGGACACACCGGGCGAATGTCTCTTTCTGACTGGCCGGCCGGCTGAGTGGTACGGACAACGGATAGCTACGCTCAATGAAGAAGGGCTAACAACTGAAACCGTCACGTTGGCCGATCTTCTGCGCCCTCACCAGTTAGTCGATGTGATCGACGTGGACATACAGGGCCAGGAATACCTCGTGATCCGCGCAGGGCTGGATGACCTCAACGCGAAAGTGAAGCGCTTGCACATCGCAACGCACAGCGCGGAGATTGAGCGGGACTTGCGGGATCTGTTATCGGTTCAGCTCTGGGAGCCTGTTTGGGATTACGAATGCGGGAAAACGCAGGAGACGCCTTTTGGGCCAATTGAGTTTCTGGATGGAGTACAGAGCTGGGTCAATCAAAGATTTCTGTGAGGTTATATTCGTCTCGTGCTGCACTGGAGTAGGAGTAGCAGCACGTTGGGAGGTCAATCTGGAGTAGCAGCACGTTGGGAGGTCAATCGTGAGGCGTTGCCGTTCAACTGAGTTCGGAAAGCGTGGGGGCACTCAATGCTCGCTCCCTAAGGGGCACAAAGGTAAATGGCACAAGAATCGCAGCGGAGATCCAGAACTGTGGTGGCGTGCCCGCAAATCCTCACGCGCTGAAACCCCAGTTCAGCGCGAAACGGAGTAAGGTCCTGGTACGCTCCGGTACTTGCTTCTTATCTGAATTGCAGTATGATGGTTGAGAACCTGGTAGCGGTAAAATAAAAAGGAGAAATACATGAACACTCAAGGATTCACAGCGGGGCGCGCTTCGCTGAATGTGACCGTGAACGCGGCGCAAGCCCTGATAGCTTCAATCGTCGCGGCCGGTATCGACAAAGGCCAACCGATCGCGCTCTTCGCTAACGAAACGGGTGGGGGCCAAAACCTCATGTGCCCGCTCAACACCACACAGAATAACGGCTCGGCCCCGTGGGTGGACCCGAACCAAGACCTGACCACGCTCGGAGTGGACCCGGCGAACGATTTGCTGTACCTGCAAATCTGGATCGAAGCCTTTGGGAACTACGAGGCGGCAGGAATGATCATCGTGCGCGTGGCAAACGGCGAGAGCATTCAAAACGTACTGAGCTAACATGCCTATTAAATTTCATCGTGCGGCACTGATCCTGCCGCTCATCTTTTTCGTGGCGTTGACTGGATGCGCGAAAGTAGGCTCGGTCGGCGCGCCTGCGCTCACACCGCTTCAGATTGTGGCCAATGCCGAAGTGGCCATTCCCCAAGGCGTGACGATCGTTGCCAACACGAGCACGGCGTTGGTGAACCAGGGCGCTATGACGCCGGCTGAAGGAACTAGGGTAGCGGCGCTCCTGACGGACATCATCAACGCCAATGTGCGCGCTGTGACGGCAACCAAAGCCATCAGTACGCTCGCGGCTGCGGGGAATACCTCGATAGCGGCGATTATCACCCCAATCATTCAAGAGGCGCAGGCGTCGATCACCTCCGGGGATGTTTTCAATATCAAAAACGCGGCCGCAAAGGTGGCTATCACGACAGCGCTGAGCAGTCTCGTGGTGACGCTCCAAATAATCCAAGCAAAGGTGGGGACATAAATGGGCTTGATATTGCCAATCATCACAACATTGATCGGTCAGGCTCCGGGGATCGTGAACCTGATTCTTAGCTTGGTGCATCCGGACGGCAGCACTACCATTATGGTGCTCGCCCAGGCGGACGTCAATGACACTGCGGCCATGACGGCCATTCAAGGACTTCAGGCAGCGATAGCGGCAAAAACCGCCGCGGCGAAGCCCGCAACACCCACGGCCTAGAAATGTGGCCCGCAGAGCTTAGAGAAATTCTTGAGCTTGAAAGAGAAATACTCAAGGAGCTTCGACGGTTAATTAACCCGGTTCCAAGTCGGATCGGCATTCTGTTTTCAAAGTCAAAAGGAGAAAATATGCCATTGATTCTTCCCGTAGGGGACACAGACAATTTCTACATTTTCGGCACCGCTCCGTTTCTTGGCGCGTTGCTCGGCCCTGGTCAAACCATTAGCGCTGTATCGGCGGACCCTGCCACCGTCGCGTTGACGCCTGACGCATCACCCGTAGCGGTGCGGCCGGCAGATGCTACAGCTTCGGTTCCGGCTGGCACTTTCACCATGCTTAGCGGTGTGGTATCGACGCCTTCCGCTCCCGCGCAGCCGAATGTCCCCATCAGTTGTACAGTGACGGTGCTCAACAAGGACGGATCGACGGCGGAAACGTTGACCGATACCGTTACTGTGTCACCGACAGCAGCGACGGCGGTTGGTGATTTGTTCGGAGTCGCGACGCCCGTTACGAGTACCACCGCGACGACCACAGCAGCCCAAGCGACAGCCAAGGCTGCTAAGAAGCTTTAACAAGTTCCGGATCGGCGCCGCAACCTTAGCCGGGCGAGCGTCGATTGCAACCCGCGTGGTCCCGAGCGGCGGAGATTCGGGGCGTCTCGTGTCTGGCTCCGCTTCCCTTGAAAATTACCGGGGGGTGATCAGAAAAGGTGAAACGGAGCCGGGCGCGGGGATTTATTCGTTTCGTCCTGCTCTGGAATGCAGGACGTTGGGAGTTATGAAAAATGGGCACTCGCAAACAAGTTCAACACCCCAAAGGGGGACGGGTAGGCGAACCTGCTCAACCGTCCCCCGCTGCTTTTGAAGCATGGGCGATTATCGAAATCTTTGGACATCAAAAATACGCCGGCAAGGTTTCCGAGTTCGCAATCGGTGGATGTAACTTCGTGCGCGTCGATGTTCCGGAGTTGCCAGCGCGACGTCCCGAGGAATCCGCGATGCCCGCGTTTACCAAGTTTTTTGGGAACGGCGCTGTGTATTCGATCACTCTTGTATCTGAAGGCGTAGCGCGCACGGTTGCCGCTACGATTCGCCCTGAACCGCTCAATATATACATTCCGGTAATCCCTGACCGCCAGTTGCACTCAGGAGACGAGGATGATTATCAGTGAGCTCTACGACCGTCCAACCTCTTGGGCAGGGCTACTCCAGTGCCCTGCCGATAACTCCTGGAAATTGAAGTGGCCCACCTTAGAGTATTCAATCAAACCAAACAAATACTCCTCTGTTCAGTCTGTAAAGTAGCTCAATCAGATCAGGAACGAACGCGCGGGCTACTCGATCGAACGTCGATGCAGGCCGGCGAAGGCTTGCTGATTTTGAAGTGCCAGAGCGTTCATACGGTGGGGATGAAGTTTCCGATTGACGTGCTGTACCTGGACAATCGCGGGCGCGTGCTTCAGCATGTTGCGGCACCGCCTGGGTTCAGAATCGCCGAAGTATCCGGCTCCAATTCTGTGCTTGAGCTTCCTTCTGGGGGAGCACTTTCAACAGAAGTAGGAGATCAGATTACGTTCACTCGCTTATGATTTTTCTGCGTCTCGCGCTGCTCTGGAATGCAGCGCCCTGAGGATTCGGTACTAGGACAAACACCTGATTTGGCATAGGCATCTTCGCCTTTCATTTCGGTACCTTCGATCCAGTGACGCGCCCAACGTCTGCGGGCGAAACTTAACCATGATGCAAACATGGTTAGAACAACAAAGAGCGATTGACGCACAGGACGCTTACCGTTATTCACGCGACCAGCAGAGGCGATTTGAAGATCACAGCCAAGCACAAAGCCGCGCGGCCGATCCGGTCGAAGAAGAAGACGATGCTGAAGATGAACTCGAAAGGGCTCGCCGCTAACATGCCAATCCTAAAGTTGGAGCCGAACAAGCCCTACACCATCGCACTGAGGTACCCGACCGGGAAACTAGTGCCCGGCACCTGGGGAGATCAGCTCCGCTGGATACTCTCAAACGGTGACTTGCTGTACACGCCACTGTTAGTAGGCCCACAGATCGAAGACCTGGGCGTAAGGCCCGGACAGCCGTTTACTATCACGAAACACCAGAACGGGCGTACTTTCAACTGGATAGCCAACGGGGCCCAACGTGCGGCTACTCCATTGCCGCACGAGACGAAGATAGCTCCTAAAACAGCCATAGCAACGATTCTTGACCAATCTGAGCCCTTGGACGGTATCCCAACGTCTATTCCTCCTACCCGGCTCGAAGACGCGCTAAAGACCGCTGTAGCCGCTGCCGCTGCTGCTGAGACCTTCGGGAAGTCGATCGGCTATACTGTGAGGTTCGCACCTTCGGACATCAAGAGTCTCGGGATCTCGGTGTATATTGGACAGCAAGGAGGGCGCTATGCCGCATGATCCAGCGCGTTGCGGGGTCTACGAAGGCACCACGCAATGTAGGGTCCATCGGGGCCATGACGGAGAGCACATATTCACTCCGTTGGTGCGGTGCCACGAGACGGGTTGTGTCATGGTCGAAGGGCATTACGGTCCACACAAGTTAGTAAACAAGGAGGGCGCTATGCCGCGTGAAAAGTGCGGGAGGGACACCATGGGCGGGAATTCATGCGAGTTGAATAATGGCCACTCAGGAGCCCATTCAGCATATGCGGATTCGCCATGCGGAATTTGCGGGAATGCCGGCCCGCGAATGTACAATGATCAGCCCGACTGTCCTGGTGTTGCTGGATGCGCCAAGCACCGTGAACAGTGCCCGTACTTCTACTCAACTCCTCACGGTTCTGCTGGGTTTCAGAATGATTGGGCGCGGATTATTCGGTGTGGGTACGACGTCGGACACGACGGCCCACACTTCCCCGGCAACTCACAGGGGGACGTGTTGCCCAATCTCAGGGCTAGCGCCGCGTTCGCCGTGCCGCCTCAGCGCGCGAACGCGGAAAAGGAACAGCCGACGAAAGACAGCTCAGAGGAGCGCGAATGTATAATAGACAAGCTGGACAGGATCATGGGATTGCTGGAACGGATCTCGGGTCTCAGGTAGCCAAGTAGTCCACTGGCCCTTGTGGCTCCCAGCTTCCTGCTTCTTCAGCTTCTTCAAGTACTGAAGCCGGGATTGCAATGAGCGCCACGGTGTAGCGCGACCAATCGTCCAGTACGTCGAAGAGGCCTAGTAAAAAAGCTTCTTCTTCATCGTTTGATTCTGGCGTGAAAAGAATTCGCGTCGGGGCATTCAGTACGCCCAAACCAGGCTCAAAGGCGTACAGGTAGACCATCTGGGAACGCGGATCATTCTTGCCAGTTACTGATCCGTGCGCGATGCATCCGGCCCGCCGTTCGTGTGGCGTCAGGATTTGGACGCTGTAGATCCCCCCAGTATGCCGGCGTACCTCAACTGAGGCTACTTGAACATCACCAGGAGTTACATCTATTCGCATTGGCTCTTTTGGGGTTGGCGCTCTTCGGAGTTGTCTTTCGCCGGCTGAGGCTTTCCCGCGTTCGCGCTCTGAAGCGCTTTCATCAGACAGCCCATGCACCAATCGGGTTTCTTTCCGCTTGTGATATCGAGCCCTTTCTTCCGGATCTCGTCGGCGAAGATTATGCGGGTCTCGGGTCTGCCGTAGCGTTTCTTGCGACACAGCGTCAAGCAGTCCCGCGGCATCGGCATTAAGTGGTAGCCGCTAGAGGGGGAGCTTGTCAGGTACAAGCGCGAAGTGTGTGGTGGACCCTCCGCAAAGTTTTTCAGCGCGCGCGTTTCAATCTCGTTATCGACAGCCACCAGGAAACATTGGCAGGCGATCTTTCCTTCTGGGACTTCCGCGCCGCACTTCGGGCACGTCATATGCTTTTCTCCCGTGGCCTACCCCGACCCCTGCATGCGATCTGTCCCGGCCCTGCGTCCGACTCTTGGATTTCGCAATGCCCGCCCGCTGTTTGCATCACGAAGGCTGTGGGCGTAAAGCTGGCTTGCGTTACCGGGTCGATGTCGATCAGCTTTCGCAGACAACGGAGGCAGCGTTGCTCTTTCTCCTGGGGAATCGCGGCAATGTGAACGATATCAGCCACGCCGCACCAATCCTGCTACTGCATTCGCAACGCCGTCCCCCGGCTGCATTGCCGCGAGTTGGGCTTGCTGGCCCGTGCGGAGTCTCGCGTAGCAGCCGTTACACATCTTCTGCCCCATCGTTTTGTGGTCGCCACACAAGCAGCGCTGTGATTCGAGTAGATCGTAGTCGATCTGAAGGTTCACTTCGATGTAAGGGTTAGCTGATTTCATCGTTGTCCTCGTCTCCTTCGCCGTCTTCGTCTGGATCGCAGATGCATTCAGCCAGCAGCTCTCCGCACTCTTCACAGCAAATATCGTCGTCGTCGCACTCGCACTCATTAATCGACTCTCCGCATTCAGGGCAGAGTTCGTTGGTGTCGTCAAGTTCTTCGGGCACGATAAAGAGTCTACTGCACACACCAGTTTAATTCAAGTTGGAAAGTACTATAGGGGCTATCGGCGGGGCACTGGAATAGCCCCGCCCAAGAGGTTGGGAGATCGTGGTTTTACCGGCCCGCTAGCGCTACCACGTCCACGCGCGGGCAAAACTGCGGGGTTGGACAGCATCCGATTGCATGGTAGCCGCCGCAAAGTGCGCAGATTGCAAAGTGCATCACCCCCTTTGCCGACCATTCTCCGTGCTGCTACTCCAGGGCAGCACAAAACGAAAAGAGTTACGCATTCAGTGCCCACGCCAGCGCCAGGCCGATCCCCACCGTTACGGCAATTGTCGTCGGGTCCGTGAAGTCGATTGACGGAAGGCTGAGCGACGGAAACAGCGATGAGAGATCCATACCGCTTGAAACGTCGGGCGCCGAGCTGGAGCCCGCGATTGCTGCTGAAAGTGAGTCTGAAGGTGAGAGGCCGGCCGCTGAAGCTATTTGCGCCGCATACGACGTGGGGTTATTTCCGTCTGACGCCGGGGCATAGATGGACGTGAACTGCGAAATGGTCTGGCCGCGCGAAGCGTCGAGTGTGATTTGATTGTCGAGCGCCGTGAGCCCGGTTTGATAATCCGGAAAGATTGCGAAGCCTTGAGGATCTTGGCCAGTCGCGCCGGGTTGCCCCGCGTACATCAGGTTCCCAGGATTGTTATTGCGGTAAGATCGTGTACCGGGCGCCCAACCTTCAATTTGCTGAATCGCGGCCGCAACGGTTGAGAGATCACCGAAGCCTCTTCTTCGCCGGGGTTGGTAGTAGAGGTACACGAATCTTTTCAGGTTCCAGGGGCTGTCGGCAGGGCACTGAAGTAGCCCTGCCCAAGATTCCGAACGGTCGGCGACATCACTGAAATCCGTCCTCGTCTCCGGAGCGCAACTGGCGGTCAGGGATTATCGGGATGTAAACGTTGAGCGGCTCTGGCCGGATCGTCGCAGCGACCGCGCGGGCCACGTCCTCAGATACAAGCGTGATCGAATACACGGCTCCGTTTCCAAAGAGCTTGGTAAACGCGGGCATGGCCGGTTCCTGTGGACGGCGCGTGGGCAGCTCGGGAACATCGACGCGCACGAAATTACACCCGCCGATTGCGAACTCCGAAACCTTGCCCGCGTATTTCTGGTGGCCAAAGATTTCGATAATAGCCCATGCTTCAAAACCAGCGGGAGACGGTTGAGCGGGTTCCCCTTTCGTGGGTCGAACTTGTTTACGCTTAGTCGCCATTCATCGATCTCCCAGCGTCCTGCTACCCCAGTGCAAAACGAAACGCAAAATGCTCGCGGTCATTTCACCCATGCCCTTAAATCGTCGGCTGTTCCATGGAACCAATCTAAGTCTACTGCATTCGGTACTCCGTCAACTTGTCCACTCGGGGTGTGCTGCCAGAATTCCCAATCTTCCCACGCGGCCGGCACAGTTGGGGCAGGTTTGGTTGTGTACTCTGCAATCCAGAGGGGATAGACGCTGATCAGTCCTGAGTTTTCGCCGTTAAAATTCTCGGCCGCGAAAGCCGGGGCAGTGTACACCAGAGATTCGCGGCCAAGCGCCACGTCTACGATGTCGAGCCATGTAGCCGCTTGACTCGTTGTCACCGGGCCGAGTTCCAGATCAAGCGCAGGCGGAAGCAACGGGGTATAGGGCTTGGTGTTGGCCAGGAAAAACTGAGCCTGTGACGCAGAGTCCGCGGTGGGCCGGAAGAAATGGTAAAGCCCGAACGGGATACTCAGCGCTTGGCAAGCAAGAGCATTGTAGTTCAGTTGCGGGTCCACAAAGCCTGTCCCATCCGTCGCCTTGATAAATGCGAATCCGATGCCCGCCGCTTTCACGCGCTGCCAGTCTATGACTCCCTGGAAGTGCGAAACGTCGATGCCTGGTAAGTAAGCTGGTGTGCCGAGGGGGTTCATTGTCTCATTCTCCGAATAGCCGCGAGCGAGCGCCGGGGCCAGTTATTCCAGTCCTTCTGACATATCCACGCTTTACAGGATTGGCACCAGTCGCACAACTTCACTGACAAGTCTCCGTCTACTAATCGGCATACGTCACAGACCTGTAGTGTCATACGCTACTTTGGGGTTTCGGCGGGGCACTTGGAGTAGCCCCGCCCAAGAGTTTGAACTGTCTTCCGCAACCAACCGTTAAAAAGAATCCAGCTAACACCCGCGCACATGGCAATCCAACCAGCGGCAGACCACCACACCGCGAGTAGCAGCCGGGTCATCGACCTGCCCTCTGGAATATCACTACCATACTAGGAAACGGGGCCGGGTTGACGGCATCTCCGAATGTCAGGCGGCCCTTCAGGAATCGTATCTCCACCGCTTTTGGTAGCACGATGTCATGGAACCAGCGCGTATCAGTGCGGGCAGGGACGAGGAAGACTGCTAGTTCGGCTTCTAGGCCACGTTCCAGCCACTTTCCGAGGCCGGGGCCATACGGAGGGTTGCAGAATACCCGCCTTCCACGCCACTCCGTAAACAGGCTGGCTAGGCCGTCTGCGCTTCCATCTAACGGGCATGGGTCAAAATCAAAAGCAAACTCCGCGTCGAGCGCATCGTAAACGGCCCGCGGGGTGGCCCAACGGTCTGATGAGGAGCTGAAGTGTACAGATCGCGCCTGCAAGGTCGGTGTCATCGACAGCCCTCCGTGCGGCTACTCCAATGCCGCACGAAACGGAGGATGCTCATGTCAGAAGTATACGCCTAAAGCCGGCTGTGATTCAACGTCTAAGGGGCAAACTCATAGGAGCCATAGGAGCCGCACCCATCAAAGCATAGAGTAACCAGATGACAACGAACACAATCACCACCACCCGGATAATCTGCTTGATGTTCGGCTCAATCGGCAGAAGGTTGACCACGTACAGCAGGAGCCCCACGATGATGAGGCAAATGACAATCTGGATCAGAAAGGCAGGGAACATAGTCCCTACTTTTTGACGGGCTGAGGTTGCGCAGGTCTTCCGACAGGCGGAACCGCAGTCGCGACGAGCCCTTCGTTTTCTACTACGTTGTCAAAAACGATATCGCCGGCGTTGAGCACGTTAGTTTTCTGTGGCGTGCTCGGCCCCATGGAGAGCTGATAGCCCTTCAGGTTCAGCCGATCGAGAATGTGTGTGGTGGTTTCGTGCCGCTGAATGACGACTTGGCGCGATTTTCCTTCCACGTTCACCGAGATGGTTTTCTCGTTTTTATCCGTTGCTGGAACAGGCTTGGTAGACATTTTCGTTTTCTCCTCTTCAGATTGGAGTATACCCCAGTTCAGGGGTTTTGATACTGTTCAAATGTGCTCAGTCAGGTGTCGGCGGGGATCTGGAGTATCCCCGCCCAAAGGTTGGGCTGTCGTCAGTGCCCGTTGGCTATCTTCTCGACCGTCTTATCGATCCGCGCCAGCACTGTGTTCAAGGCTTCAAATCGGCGGTCATCGTCATTGAGGTGAACCGCAAGAGATTGTTTGTTTTCAGCGTGTTTATCCACAAACTCGGCCCTTAAATCGTGCTGCCCTTCGACAACCACGTCATGCTGTTCGAGCATTTCCTCTTTGACTTCGTTCTGATGGGCGAGTAGTTCTGCTTTCGTGTGCGATTGCTGTAAGAGTAGTTCGGACTTCGCGTTGGCCTGCTCTAGCCGGATGGCCCCGAGCGCGTTCTTTATCATGAGCCCGAAGTAGGAGCCCGCGACAACCGCAACGCCAGAGATGATATCAAAGATGAAGTGGTAATCAGCGAACGGATTCAACATCAAGGTTAACACACGCCTCTACTTTTAAGTTGCGGACTCCGCGTACTCGGTTCTGCTGCCGATATCATCGTTCCGCGCGTAAGGCCCCAACGCGTTCACGATTTCCCGTGCCACATACTCCGCCTTTGCGTCCGAGAGGTTCGTCTGTTCAAGCAGCACTCGTTGAATGATATCTTTCATGGGTTCCTTTCAGGTCTTCGGTGCCCCGGTCAGAAAACGTCTCCCCAGTTCAGCTACGCAGTTCACCACGATCAGGACATCTGGCGTGTAATCGTGGCCCTTCCACACGTAGGAAAGCTTCAGCAACCACGGAACCCCGAGCGTCAGGCCGAGCCCGATGATCTGCACTAGCACCATGCGGCCGACTTTCTGGAAATCCAGCGTGTTCAGGTGGAACTGCTGACTCGATGTGCCCTGCAATGGGCCTAGCGGATTATCGTTCATTCGGATCGACCTTTCTCCGTGCCGCAATTCCAGTGCGGCACAAAACGCAAGATGCTTCTGTAGAAACCACTCCAGAGAGCCATGAGTATCCAGCCTCTCAACTTCATGGTGTGCCCTCTTGAACTGAAGCCGACATATCGCGAATCGTTTCCACTGACCGCGCGATCGTGTACCCGCCTTCCACACGTGAAGCGTAGTAGTCGCCCAGCATGAAGAACAGAGCGATGAGCCCAGCGCCTAAGAGTTCGGCTACGTCAGGATTGTTTGAAAGGAACATTTTCATTGGACACTCAAGACTGTCATCGCGCTGATTGCAGGGCTCGAATCGTTGTTAACCAAGAAGAACCCGCATTGTGTAGGAGTGGCGTTCAGAAAACCGCCGGAGATTGGATCGGCCAGTATTTGAAAGAAATTGATACCGTCTACGCTCCAGGAAAAAGTTAGATTTGTACCGTCATTCCCCACCCTAAACCACAGAACAGAAGGAACCGCTGCTACTGACCTGTTAGCGCTTCGTCCAGCAAAACCCGCAATCGAGCCCCATAAAGCAACTTCGATCTGAGCCCCGTTGCCTTCCAGCGCCATATATTCAAGTCTCCCGGCGACGGGATCACGGAATCCAAAACCCAGCCAAGCGAAAGTGTTAGCCGTTAATTGGGGCATGAATGCAACCGTGATTGTGTAAGGGGTGCTTCCCGGACAAGCTTCTTCATAGAATCGGTTGTCAAGGCTCCCGTTTGTCCCTAGCAGATAGATCGCCCCGTTCGCAGTGGTCGTGTTCGTAGCACCGCCTTGATTCTGCCATGTGAAGTTACCCGGCACAGGCTTGACAACTGCGGAGGAAGGCGCGAAATAATTAGTGCCGTCATACAAGTACGGCGGAAGAGCGGAGAAAGTGCCACCGCCTCCGCCCGATGCGTTGACTTGGCAGTTTGTTGCAACACCTGGATTGTCGGCACAGACCATCGTCGTGTTCGTGCCGTCCGTAAGATTCAACACCGGCTCTTGCGCGAGTGGAGTACCGTTATTCTGAATGGTCAAATACCCAGCCGATCCGGAGACTCCGTAGGCCGTCGCGATGGTCAGGCCGGGAGCTACAATGACCGTGCCTGTCGTAACCAATTTGATGTCGATCAAATCGCCCTGCGCCACAGTGAAGCTGTGGGTCGTGTCGCTGCAGGTCGTCGCGGAAACTCCGGAGATCGTACATGTAAGAGTTTGATCCGCCCCGGCCTTGCGCCAGATGAACGCGATTGAATTACCCGTTCCCGCAGGAAGGTCGAGATTGACAAACATCGAGCTAATCGTCGCGGCTGATGGAGCGCCGATCTCAACGTCAGATTCAGTCGCGGATGCTTGCCCGCCGCCGCCGATAGCTACGAATTGCGTTCCGGCTGGCGTCAATGCTGCGCCTGATGAATACGTGACGATTCCCCCGCCGCTGCCTCCACCGCCACCGGATGCGGTCGCAAGGCACGTGGTAACAATGCCTGTAGTCGAACAGGACCAGCTCACCGATGCCGTGTTTGGAAAGCTAAGCGTGCTGCCTCTTCCGGCTGGTGTCCCGTTGCCCACGATCAGGTTGTAGGCTTGCGGCGCGATCCCTGAGGCCCACAGAAGCGCAGCTCCGGCCATCAAACCGGCAGACAGTTTAACCCACTTGGATTTCAGATTTAGCATTTTACCTCAGGCCGTAGTTTACGACGCCGCCGCCTGTGACGCCCGCGCCAAGGTTGATGCAGAGGGCTTGAGAGACAACACCGTTCAGTGTGCCGCTGGTGAAATCGAGTGCGACCGTAAGCACTGTCTTGTATACGCCCGTAAGTGCGGTAGTCGCGCCCGCGCAATTTGAGCCTGTGCCGGTTTCGAGCTGGAAATCCACGCCCGACGCGAAGGAAACGGAGATGTTGCAAATCTCAATTTGCTGTCCACCACTGAGCGCCACGATCTGAGTAAGCCCGGACCCTGTAACCGTGATCGGCGCACTGAGTGAGCAGTACATTGGACGGACCACGTTCCCGGAGCCGTCCGTAGTCGCGATTTGTACCGGGTCTTGAGTAGGAGTCACACCCGTAGCGTCCGGTCCAATGACAACGCAGGGAGATGTACAGCCGCCACCGCCGCCACCGCCGCCTGACGCGCCGGGGTAAGTCTTGTACCCGAAGGCGTAGCCGGTAACGAAGCCGGTTCCTGTTAGTCCGGAGAGCGTCACTCGCACCCACGCCGCAAGATCGGTATCCAATGCAATGATCGTGTAGTAAGCGCCCGTGATCGACGTTGACGGATTCGAGCCCACTTCGCCCGTGCCCGCGAAAGTCTTCCACGTACCTGGTGCGTTGTTCGCATCCGGAGCTTGCTGGAGAGTCAGAGAGAGCCCCGTGAAACCGAAGTTTCGATACGTCATGTTCCAAAAGATGCAGCCCTGGTTCGCAAAGCCAGTTTGGGAGCCCGCCGCGCTCAGAGTGAAGCTGGCGATGCAATCCGGAGCGGGGACCTGTGCGTAGGCAGAAACGGCGAGAGCGGCCGCTAGAAGATAACGTTTCATTAGTCTGAATCCTCCGGCCATTCGTAGCCGATCAGAGCGGCTGTGATGAACGCGCCCGGACCCGTCGCGACGTTCTGATTCGTGTACGCCTTGACCCGGATGATTTCATTGTCCCGGTGCTGAAATTCTACGGGCCACATCCAGCCGTGCGTGAAGCTCCCGAGCGGCATGTTGATATTCCCGTAGTCCTTCTCGAAGTATCCCGCCATACTCCCTAGATTCCGATCAATGTCAATCGACCAGATAATGTCACCAGGCAGAGGAGCCGGTGCGGGTCCCGCGAAGCCGAGCACGATGTGAGTTATAAGGCACGCCCAATTCGCCCGCACTGTGTAAGTCACTATCAGCGTTTGATTCAGCACCCCGTACGCCGGCGATAGAACTGAGCCGAGCGCAGTGATCGGGAGACGATGGATCGGAATGATCCGCTCTGGCGGAACGTAGGACGTTGCCCAATCGCGCTTGTCTTTTTGGATGTCTGCTAACGAGAGTGCGCCCATGGTTTATGATCCCACCTTCAAATCCGGGTCAGGGATGGCAACTAAAAACGACAGCCTGACGTTCGGGTTCAACGTTGCCGAGACATTCCCCGTTGTGAGGATATTCCAGAATTCGATCTTGAAAATTCCAGGCGCCGTCACGGGATATGGAGCTGTCAACAATCGCGCGCTCTGGTTTTGGACTGACAACAAATTTGGCGAAAGCACGCTGTTCGGATTCGCGCTCGGGATGTCATTCAGAAAGAATGCTTCAGGGACCGGCTTGCCGAAAAACTTATAGTTCGGCTTGATGTCCGTGATTTGAACTCGAAAGCCTGAGGCGACCGGAGGATCGGTAACGTTCGCACTGGGAGCCGCCGTGTATCCGTGTAGGTAGGCCAGAATGAAAGAGCCGATCGGTAAGGCCAAAGCGTATTCGAGAAATCTGTTGGTTTGCAGAATCTCGTTATCGACAGACGTGTCAGGTGCGTGAAAGATTCTCGGCACGTAGCAGCCAGATGCGATGACCGCGTCCGTAAGCTCGGTCAAGAGTGCGTGCGGATCTCCGTAGCCGTCGCGATAATTTGACGCGAGCCGAAGGGGGTTGAACGGCGGCAGTGCCGGGAATGTGCAGTAAGCGCCTGCGCTCATGCGTACACCTTCTGTCCTTTGAATGTCAGGGTCACGAAGGGATCAGCTACAGGCGCGATTGCAGGGCCGTAGAAAAAGTACGCCGCGCCTTCTACTGCCGCGTTCGCGATCGCCGGAGCGCCCACTGCGATCCAAGAAGGTGATCCGGCAATGGCTCCTGCCGACAAACCGAAATAGGTGTTGGCTGCCGGCACGGGCGCTGTGAGCTTTTGCGTTTGGGTCCAAACCCCCGCGATCAATTGAAAGACGTAGGCCGCGCCGGCAATAGCATGTCCGCCTACCGTAGCAATAGGAGCCCCTACAGCCATCAACGTTCCAGATACCGCAACGCCTTCGCCGAACCTGTCTCCGCTCAAGCTGTCTGATCCTACGAGCGTCTGCAAAATTGCCCATGCTGATCCAGCTTTGGTGTAGACGTAAGCTTTGCCAGTGGTACTGAAGCCGCCGCCGATTACCAGCGTGTTCCCGTCGCAGCTCACATTAACGCCGAAGAAATCATTGGCCGAAGCTCCAACAAGTTTCTGAGTGAACTGGTATTGCCCGCCCACGAGAGTGTAAACGTACACCGCGCCGGTGTTCGTGTTCTGCTCATTCGCGCTCAGAAACAATTGGTTCGCGGTCATCGCCGCTACCGCAAGATCGTCACTCGGCCCTATGTCGCCCGGTTGGAACTGCTGGACCTGCGTCCACGTGGTCCCGGTTCGCAGAAACACATAGATAGCGGGGCCGTCTCCCACCGTTGACGCAATCACTGCGATATTTCCAAAGATAGAGCATGTGAAGCCGTAATTTTGCTGCGGAGCGCCGTCGCCAGGGACCAATTGCTGCTGAATGCTCCACACCCCGACAGAATTTCTCACGCAAGCGAATGCCGCGCCGTTTGGAAACACGCCGGACACATAGTAGCTGATGATGGCAGTGTTTCCGCTCAGTCCGGGGAAACCCGCCGTTGCTGTCGCGTCCACGCCCGTGCCCGGAATCAAATCCAGTTGATTCAGCCAGCCGCCCGGATAACCTTGCCGTTGCAATACTATTGCTGCGGCATATCCGGCACCGCTCCCGCTGCTTAATGGAGCGCACACGGCAAGCGAAGCTAAAACGGCTCCACCTGGTGGGTAGGTACTGCCGTCAGGCCCGTTGATCGGCGTCATGAAAATCCCAAACTGATCGCTCTGCGGATAGCCGCCGCTGCCGATTATCTTGTTATTGAATAGAAATCCGCCCATTATCCCAAGGTCTCCAGATCCATGTAGAGCAATTGATTTTTCGGAATGTAGATTTCAGGGTACAACAAGCCGGGCGTTTGAGAATTGTCGAAGCCAAAGATCAGATCGAGCGGGATGTAGTCGTTCATGTAATACTTTCCCGTCCAGTCTTTGACCTTGATCCCGATGTTCCGGATTGCCCCTACCGGCGAAAGAGCCGCCGCGGGTTGCGATGTTTGGGCGCCGCACTGCCAAGCGAAATCCGCATCCGGGTTGATGCTCAACGGAATGTTATACAACGGAAGTTTGGTCGGATCGAACTGCACTGAGTAACCGATATAAGGCCGAGCTGGTTTCGTCGGGTCATGAATCGGCCACCACACCGAACCATCGCCGTAGAGTTTGGTCCCGAGGAAAACAATCATCACCACGGCGTCTGTGATTCCCGCGAGTTCCGCGAAGTCAATCACGATACGCGAGCCTGTCTGATAGAAAAGGTTTTTCCCGAGCGGAGAAAAGTAAGCGTAGTAGGGAGCCGTCAGACCACCCGCACCATTAACCGCTTGCGCGTCGTAGGTATTCACAAGTTGCGCGGAGTCGAGATGTTTTTGAATCCACGATAAATCCGGCATCGTGAACCGCAACGTCACCCCAACGTTACCCGCCGGTCCTAGCGGAACGCCTGCTGAATTGAAGACGTACACCGCAACGCCTGTCATTCGGAACGGCGCGTCAGTGTCGAGCGTCAACTCCTGATAAAGACGCTGCGCGCCCGCCGCCAAAGCGGTGTTGACATAAGAGAAGCTGTACCACTGTGGCCGCTCGATCATTTGCAGGCTCCGTAGATTTTCTTCCCGCGAAGCGAGAACCGCAACGTCGCAGCTTGGCCGAAACTCATATCCACCTGGATAACCCCGCCCCTCGGAATGAAGATCGCAGGCAAGAAGCCAGCGGGTCTCCCGCCGCCTGAGGAAAAGACGGACTCGCGGAACAACGGTCCAACCAGTGAGCCCCACGGATTCAAGAGTCTCGCTTGCATCATAGGCAAGCCGATCGCGTCGTAAAACGTGACGCCCACACTTCCGACTACAGCGACATCGTTGTTAGCCGTGTTCCAATCCCCTGAGATTCCGCACCACCAGAAATCCGCGTCGTTATCCGTCTGCAATGGGATTTTCAGAAGATCGATCGCGCCGGGTTCGGTGAACGTGAAGGGATATTCAAAGTCTTCAAATTCGGTCCCCGGTTGCGGTGTCGGGTATTGCCGATACATCGGGACGTACGGAGGGGTGAAAGCCTTCGTGCCGGGACATGGATTCCGTTTCCAGCCCTTCAGCAGCATCCAGACTGTGGCGATTTCTGAGGCGGTCGTATTGATGTTCTGGTAGTCGATCAGAAGCACCGAACCGCGCCGTACTGGCCACGGTGGACAGAGCGGCCCGCTTAGATCCGCTATCGGAATGAAGTCGGATGTAAACAGCCTGCCCTGTCCATCTCGGATGCGCACGCGGATATCAGAAGCTAAAGCCGTGGCTGGCGCAGCTCCGCCGTCAATCGTGACCGCGGTAACGAAAAACTGCATCTCTCTGACGAGATAATCCGCGTCAACGTCAACCGCGAGCGCAGTCCCAAGAACAAACGAGCCGGCCGGGACCGCAACGGGTTGTAAGTCGAGATCGAATTCGAAGTCTTCGACTCCCGCAATGACGGGCGTGTAGCCCATCCAGGACGGCGCGTATGGATTCCCTGTCATACCATGTCCACCAGAATTACGCCTTCAAAATATATCTCCATGTTGGCATTCGACGCCACCAGGGAATTATCCAGATTGATGCGTATTTTCGAATTTTTGGGCATGAATTTATGCGGGGAAATCAACCTTCCGCGCCGCCCGGTGCCGACAAAGCTGAAGAAATCGACGCCCGGATTTGACAAGTAGCGGCCATCAGGCCACTGAATCTGCACTAAAGTCCCTGGTGTTACTCCGGTTGAGCTGACAACCTTGCACACGAAGTCGTGATCTGGGGGTGTGCCTACTTCGAGATCGTTCAAAACTTGGGTAGCGTTGATGAACTGATAAAACGGGATCACTCGAGCAATAGCGAGCTTGATGGCTCCGTTTGGAAGTTGCCAACGGTTACAGCCCTGCAACTGGTAATCGGTGAGGTTTGCGAGTCTCATTCAGTTTTTGCCCATCATTGCGCTTATGCCGACGATGAAAAGTAATCCACCTAATAGCCACATCGGATTGACGTCTGCCCCACCCGGTTGCGCTGGAATGCTCGGACGGTTTGCCGCGCAGTAACCCGTTCCGTCATATAGTCCGCCGCCGCCTAAAGTCGTAGGAGTTATTCCGGGGCTCGATCCACCAGGGACGTTGTTCTCTAATCCGATGGTTGCCGCGTTCGCAACCGCAGGGACCGCGGGAGCCGTGCTTACTAAACTTGCGCCGTTCGTTGAGGCTCCCACTGTAGCGAGAGAAGGGGCGCCCGGAGTCGCGGGGAGTGCCCACGTCCCGTCAGGTTGCAACATCGGCTGGCCAGTTGGTCCGCCAAGAACCGGAAGACGCCGGCCGTAGATTCCGCCACCAGTGAGTACCGCGGTTGAGCATGACGGCGAATTCACAAATGTTGGGGTAGTGGTTCGTGGTGAAGTCCCCGGAGGGTTCCCGATTCCTATCCCGCCGAGTTTCTGAACCAGGTTGCTCAAGATTGCGTTGCCGTTTTCGAATTGACTGCCGACTCTCGCGACACGGTTGTTCTGTGCCGTGATCCGCGCTTGACTCATTGGAGTAGCGCTGTTCGGCTGGTTACATGCCATGTCGGAAGTGACGTACATTACTCGCTCTCCATTTTCCGTTTCGCGCTGCACTGGAGTAGCAGCGCATTCGAATTTCGTTTCATCCGTGTACCTGCAAATATTTCAGGATCGGATCTTCGTCAATCTGGAGTTGCGTGTATCCCTTTAGCAGCGCACTTACATAGCGGGCACGCTCCATCGGATCGGTCGGCAAAGACACCCCGCCCCATTGCGGTGTAAGAGCGCTGTTGCATCCACACATTTGATCGACCTTTCTCCGCGCTGCATTCCAGAGCAGCGCAAGACGAATAAAACTTTTAAGTGAGCGGGGCTGATGAGGTCCGCGAAAGATCCACCAGCCCCCGGTTCTCTTGCGATTCGAGTACGACCGCTTGAACCGTTGCCCTAGTGTGTTACTGAACCGACCGATCTGTCAAGCCATCCAAGACAACTCGTAGGTTGCCAGGATAGTTGATGGTCGTCAATCCGGTTCCGATAGTCGGGGCCGCCACGCCGCCGCCGCCGAAATTCAGCACCATGGAGAACTGCTGAAGCGGAGCAATGTACTTGGCCCAGTCAGCGTACCGCCGTTGAGCCTGGGGAGCCGGGAATCCGCACGTGTACACGGACTCGCCCGAATTTTGCGTGACTCCCATGAGCCCCGCACCGGCCGGAAAGGTTACGAGCCACCCTTCGTGGAAAATCTTGTCGTCGATGCGGAACTCCATGTAACAGGAGTTGAGAATCGCGTCGATATCCGGCTTCAAGAAGTTCGAGGAGAACTCGAACCCAATGGCCAGAAGCAAAAGACAACGGGGAGGCGGGAGCCCGCTCGAAGCGGGGCGAGTCAAGTTCGTTTGGAGCTTGGTTTTCGCCACGCCGTTGGTGGGACCGCCTACTGCGCCTTGGGGGTTCTGTTGCCCAATGGCGTTTTGAAAGATTTGGATTTGCGGCGGAACTACCGTCGCATTTGCGAAATAGATGTCGTCCCAATACTGCCAGGGGCCACGATCAACAAAGCCCTGCATGATCGAGTTTGTGTTTCTGCCCTGAGCTTCTTCAGCAGTTGGGATCTGGCCGTTTGCGCCATATGCCATGAGAAATTTTCCTTCTTTCGTAAAGATTTTGCCCAGCGGGATTTTGCGCGCGCGGCCCCTCCCGCTGGATTAAGAGCCGCGCCCGCTTACTTCAACTTTTTAGTACAGCGAAGACTTCCCGCCGTAGAGATCCCCCATCCCGCTTGCAATGCCGACCGAAGCCGGCATGACTGCCGCGGGAGGCGGGGTTACGGCCGAGAGTAACCCTTGAGGCCACTGAATGTTGGCGTTTTTGTACGGGTCAACCAGGACCTGGGGAGTCAGCCAAGCTTGCGCCTGGTAATCGCCCATGCCGAGGCCCGCCACGTAGGAACCGAACGGCGTGTAGTCGTTAATCAACCGAAGGATGATTTCGACCGCGGTACCTGCGATGATGCCATTGGCTGCGTCTGTGTTGTGCATGACTTTTTCAGCCACGAACCACATTGCGCCGCCCGCGATCGCATTCGCCGCGTATCCGACTACGCCGGTGTTGTTTGTCCCGAGGACCATTTGGGCCAGGAGCTTCGAGCCCACCGCACCGACGATCACGAATACTGCATTGATCGCGATGGATGAGATTCGCCCCGTTCCTAGCATGCCGGGATTCCGACGACGCCCGCGGTTCATGCGCCGCATGGTGCCGCGACGGCGATGGTGAACGAAATTTCTCCGACGCCCAGTGTTTCGACGACGGTTAACGCGATGCCCACCGGAGCGGGCACGGCGTCTACGTTTTGTCTTTGTAGCTGCCATCTTCCTACCTCTGTTCTTTCTGCTTGCCGGTTGAGCAAACGTGTAACCTATGATCTCGCCCTTGTTGGATCGCGATCGACGGCGATGATTCGACCGCGAAGAGTTTGCGCGCTTCCGCGTTCCGCGGAGCCGCGCCTTTTGCGCGCGCGTGCCGAAGATGCGGATTTGCTTTGCAGACATTTTCCGCTTCCCTCGGTTTGCGATAATTCTTTCTCGTGTGGTCTGCGCCATGTGTTTTCCCTTGCGTCAGGCCGCCTTAAACGCGCGGCCTCTGATTCGTCGGCGGGCGCCAGATACACACGTCGAAGGTTCCACCAGTCCCGGACGTTGACGCCTTCGTGATCGTCACCGAGTTGGTAGCCTTCGAAACTTCGTAGACAGGCAACGTGGTTCCGCCTGAATCCTGGTTCATGATGACAAACGGGTAGAGCGCCGCCAATTCGTTTGCATCAAGACCAAAGTTATGCGTGATCGTGATGGAAGCGTCCGTGTCGGCATTATTGACTTGAGCCGTGATTAGTCCGAGCCCGTAGACCTGTGCCGCAGTGGGCGCGCTGGTTCCTTGGATCGGGACCTGATACGTCACAGTGACGGTTCCGAACGCGAAAGAGGCGAATCCGAGAAACACGGCCAATGTCCGGATGGAAATTTGATCGTGAACAACCAAGGCGACACTGAAGAACGCGAGCACTAGCAATGCCGCCAGAAAACCGATGAGATGTTTTGTCTTCATACTACTTTCTCCTTTTAGGGCTCCCGATTGACCGGGGCATCTACGCAACTGAAAGCTTTTTATTCCCTTCCCTGGGCTCCAACGTTTGGACCTTCCGATGGGGGACGTAAACCGTCCGGTCCACCATGAACCTACATCCCGCTTCTTTCGCCCGTCTGCAAAACGCGAGGTCTTCCGGAACGAAACCGTACGGGAAAGTTTCATCCGATATCGGCGCGAAAGCATTCTTGCCGGCTTTCTTCAGCGTCTCGCCGCGCATCAGAAAGCACGGGAAGCCGGTGAAATCAATCTCCCTGAGTTCCGGCCCGTTCCGCAATTCGGCTTCGCTGAAATAATGCCGGCGCCCATCGCCATAAACGCCACACGAGATGTTGAGTGGCCCTTCTTCTTGCCCCCAATAACACCAGCCTGCTACGCCGTCGATCTCCGGATGTTCCTTCAGGACCCCGTACAGCCGCGCGAAGTGAATCGGGGCGACCAGGTTATCGTGGTCAATCCACAACACCAGATCCGGCATCGGCTCTATCTTTTGGATTTCGCTTGACATGCCCTGCCGAACGATGTGCGGATTTGGAGCGTAGCCAGGCATCGGAAAAACACTCGCTTCCGCCGCAATGTAGTTCGTGAGCTTCAGAGTGTTGGCTACCCAGTCCGGTTTGAACGATTCACCCGGCATACAAATCGCGATCGAATAACTGCGGGGCGGAACATACTGCTGGGCGAACCCGAGATGCAAAAGCCGCCGCCGATAAACCTCTTCGCCTACCTCGAAGGCTTCGCGCCGGTGTTGATGCTTGTGAGTCTCGTCCATCTCGCCGAAGCCGTAGAGCGGGTGCCGATGTTCGCAGAATAAATGCTTCGCGTCGATCACCACGCCGTCACGCCGCGCCACAATCGTGAATTCGTTGTCAGCGTACATGCCGAGATACTGAGGCCAGAAAAAATACCCGTAGCGCTCGTAATACTTCCGAGTCAGAAGCGAGAATGTCAGCAGGCCGGGATTCCCTCCCGTGTCCACTTCCAAAACGTACTCGCCGTCAAGATCCGGGATGAGCTTCAGAAATTCTGTATCCCAGTGAGGGCAGGGGAACCAGTCATCCGCAAGCGTGATGAGGAACTTTCCCGTTGAGAGTTGCGCTGAAGTGTTCCAGCCGTCAACCGCGGAATGCCGGCCCTTGTTCACGCCGATCTTCGTATCCGCGAATATGGGCTCCGCCTTGAAGGCTGGATCGTCCGTTACAATAACGTGCTCGATGTCGCCGGGGTTGTCCGCCGCGTCTTTCCAGGCTTGTGCCGCCGCTCTCCAGCCGTCCGGTAGCCGCGCCGTTGTTTGACACAGACTAATCATCGGGACTGGTGGCTTGTCCTTGCGCAGGGCTTTCGGGATGAAGGATACGATACTCACCGTTTCACCTGCACTACAAGCTTTCCTTTGACTCGTGTCACCTTCACAGCTTTGGCTTTGATCCAGCGTCCCGTCTTGCCTTTGCGGGTCTTTGGCGGATTGGATTTTGCCGCCTTCTTTCGTCGCGCTCTCACGATACGTTGCTCCTCTTTTCGGAATGACTGATAGAGTCTCGCGTTCGCCGGAGAGTGCTTGCGGTTCAACTCTTTTTTGTACTTTCTAAAGCTGATATTCTTGCGCGCCTTTTTCATTGGTCGATCCCTTCATCCGGGATAGTGTAGCCGCCACCCGCGAATTCGAGTAGCTGGTTCGGTACGTCGTAAATCATCGTCGGCTTGATCTTTCCGAATTTGTGGTGGTAGATCGCCGTGCCGCCGTCTTCCGGTCGTAAGTGATCTTTCGTTGTGAAGTACCACACGTCCGTGACGTGACCGAGTATTTCTTTTTCGTGTGGAGTTTTGATTCCGAAGTCCCTCAAGTCTACGGATTGATCACCCCCTTCGATGTAAAGCTGGGTTGCGGCTTCGTTCATCGATAGAATCGGGTAAGGCTTCAAGAATTTCACTGTTACTTTCCAGTGACCGTTTGCGGATTTGATTTTCAGCTTGCGGAGATCGCCGATGCCCGCGAGCACGTCATGCGAATGCAGCGTGGTCCGCACGTTAACCAAGTCTTCGCTAGGCCGGCCGTGGAAGGATTGATAGCGCTTCTCTGCCGCCATGACGGGATTGCCCCTGTTCTTCCGCTGCGCAAACTTCCCGGACTTGCCGCGCTTCATGTGCAGCACTACGCGCTTTTTGCCGAATCGATTCTTCCGCGCTTTCTTGGCGTTCTTCGTGAACAGCTTCTTCGCGATCTTCTCGCGCTGCCCTTCGATCGCCGAAAGTACCGAGATTGGATCGAGTGGCACGAGTGGATTCCACCGTGACGGATTCCCGCGCGTGCGTTTGCAAATCGCGAAAGCATCACGCCTGCCCCGGTTCGGTTTGATTGTCACGCTGGTAGTTGCACCGGCTCCTGCGCCGCCCGTTACTGTGGCCGTGAAGTTTCCTTGCGTATAAGCTTCAGTCGAAGTCTTGGTAGGGCTTCGCACTTCAGTTGAAGTTGGGCTGCGAACATCCGTTGATGTATCGCCGCTTGAATTCCGCCGCCCGTACTTTGCTGAATTGGTTTTTCGCCGCTTCATTTTTTTGCCACCAGCGCCGCTATAGCAGCTCCTAACGCAAACTCGATCACTTCCCCGCCCGTCCGTCCCCAGGGCACGCCCGCCGAAACCTGAGACAATTGATACCCGATGAACGCCGCCGCAATCGCGAGCGCCCAGCCAGGTGAAAGATACCCGGCCATGAATCCCACTCCGACGTGGGCATACGAGCCCATATCGGTAAAAATCTGAGGTTGCGCCGTTTGTGAAAGCGTTAAAGTCATCGTCTCTTTTTATTGCTCAACCCGCTGTACATTGCGACCGCGCCGATCCCAACCATGAGCCCAATCCAGACCGGAATCTGGTAGCCCGCCAAGCTGAACGTATTCGTCAGAAACGAAAGATCCACTTGCCCCATGCCGCACGTCCCACCGCAACCGCACTGCCCCGCACATCCGAGCCCGCCGCCCTGGTTGCTCAACGCTCGTGTTGTCATGCCCATGTATCGCGCGCTCGCGTAAGTCGGACGTATTCCGCTAGGCCCCGTGGACGGTGAAGCAAAGCGGTACGGTGGGGGATAATATTCCCATCCCCATGGAGTTGGAGTTTTGCTGTAGCTACCGAATCCTCTCATGAACATTCTCCGTTTCGCGCTGCACTGGAGTAGCAGCGCGTTGAAGCTTTCGGGGTGTCCCTCAGTCGTCTCATAGATCCCTCAGATCGTCCAGCAGCCCTTGCCGCTTCTTCGCTCGCCGCTGCCGCTTACGAACCGTGCTCTTTACTGCGCTGCCTGCCGAGAGCACACCGGTAACGAGTTTCAACGCGAGAAACCCGACGCCCGCGATTACGATCCACTCACCTATACCCCACGTTGAAAAGTCGGTCGATGAAAAAAGATTGCTGAAGATCGTAAGCGGATTCGGAATCGAGAGCCCTGTTACGGTGTCCGTCGAAGTTGAAGTCGCGTCCTGCCCCATCCCACGCACCTTCGTCACGCACGTAGAGAGTGGAGCTTTCGGTGTGTATTGGATGTAGCTCAATGCTTCCCTCCGTATGCGTAGAAGACAGAGAAGCCCACCACTACAATTCCGATCAGAAGCCACGGGACTTGGGGAATTGGATTATTCGGATCCGTCACATCGACGGGAAACAACGTAGCCACCGCCGCGGGACCGATCAGCGCTGAAAGTTCCGGCCAATTCGACGCCGCGATCTGCTGTTGGTAATTTGCCGGGTTTGCTGCCGCGTCTTGCGCAACTAGCGCATTGCCCGCCGCGATCGCCGCCGCCTGCACTGCTGGGGGAGCTGAAGTAGTCGCAAGTTCCGCAGTCTGCGTAGCCGTGATTTGCGCTGGAGTCGGGATCGCGCACGTAGTCGGACTGAAGAACTGCCCGATGCTTGAACCGCAATACGCATCCATCATCGTGCTCCCGCCCAAGTAGCGGCCGCTCGCGTCGTATTGAGCGATGCCCGTTCCGGCCGGCCCAAGCGTAGCCGTAGCGATTTGGCCGACGCCGCGCCGCATCCGTGCTCCTGTGCGGAAATAAGGCATTACCGCTTTCTGCCTCCCAAACCCAGCGCCTTCGCTACATCCTGCCCTGTGATTGCTTTTGCCGGCACCGTGCCGTTAATCACCGTCTCGACAAAATCACCCAAGCCCGCATTCCAGAATTCCTTCGCGCCTGCTTTTTCTGCCATGTTCTCAGCGAAGCGAAACGCAGCTACGTCCATGCGCCCGCGCGGATCGGCGTCACGTAAACGGGTTGGAGCCGGATTCTTCATTTCCCAAAAGCCTTATAGACGAAAAACGCGCCAGCTATCAGAGCAACCGGCACGAGCCACGAAGGGACCGACACACCAGCAACAGTTGTATTGCCAGTCATTCCTGGAAACAGAGACGCGAGTGAAGCCGGAGCCGCCGAGCCTGATGGATTGATTGACGCAGAAAACGCGAGCGCTGATTGGCCAGCTTGAAGCGGCCCCACGGCAACGCCAGAAACGATGTTGCCTGATGGGTCAAAAGTGGTGACTGTTCCGTCCGGGGCCGTAACTACTTGATAGTCGCCAGCAGCAGTCGAGACGGTCTGATACGTCTGCCCTAATCCACGAAAGCCACGCATCGGAGTTCTATAGAGTCTCATCCGGTCCTCCGCATTGGCGTTCCTGCCCGTACATATCCTGTTCGCATCGGTTGACGCCCGCCTGTCCGTAAAGTATTTCGCCCGACGCGCATCAGTTGTCCGAGCCCGCTCAATCCCGCTTGTCCAAACGCCGTCGCCCGCGCGAGTGTGTAATCGCCCGCGCTCATGGCCTGCGAAGAGCTAGGCAGGTTCTTCGTGTTACCGGGATTCATTTCGTTGAAAATGTAATTCCACTGCTGTGGAGTGTAGGCGATACTTCCATTGACCAATCCGCCCTTTGCAACACCGTCTGAAGTCGCTCGCGCAATCAAGGCTGATGCGAGAGTAGCCGCGGTCCCGGTTGCATTCGGAATCGTGTTTGAAAGTGGGTACGCATTGACGGGAGGCGGAGGAGGCGTCGTCACAGTAACCGGAGTAGCCGTCGTCGTATTCGTGCTCGATACCGGTGTGCCCGTCACGGTTGTAGCTGCTGGCGTTACGCCGGTCGTGGGCGCCAGAGTCGTGGCCAGCATCGGCGCAATGAAATACTCGTAAGCGAGATACCCGCCGCCCAAAATCAGAACCCACTTGATTACTTCGCCCATCGTGCCGTCTTGCTTAGCCATTATTTTTTGCCTCCCATCAGGAAGTAGCCGCCCACGATCACGGCGAGCCCGATAGCCCACGTCGGAATGGACATGGTTCCAATCATCACCGGATTTGTGAGAAACGAAAAATCGATTCCGGTTGTAGCCGTAGCGACCGCCGCGGCTTGACATGGATAGTTCGGACAGTTGCTCGCGTCGAGCGTATAGCCGTAGGGACACACAGCGCCGAGCGTTGGACAGAATCCACCTGGTGACATCGGCAAAGGCGATGATGGTTGACCGAGACCACGAAAGCCGCGTCTCATTTCTTGCCCCCGCTCATGAGGAGAATCCCGCCGCCGACGACCACAACACCAATGAGCCAGTATGGAATCTGCATACCGAACACGTCGAGCGAACCGCTAAATAACGAACTATCCGAAGACGCCACCGCCGTAGTCGATCCGCCCGCTGGAGGATTCGGCCCGGCTAAGAGTTGCTGGAGAAAATTCGTTTGGGAACTCGGCTGTGTTGGCGATGCCGCCGGCGAACTCGCTGCCGTTGACGATGTAGGCTGAGTCTGCCCAAGCAGGCTTTTAACCTGCGCCGCCGTGGGGCTCGATCCTACCGGAACGGCATTCGGCGCAAGCGCCGTGGGAGTGAACGGCGTTGACGGCCCTGTCGGGTTCGTGAGACTCAAATTCGGCGTGTACGAAACGGACGGCCCGCTTCCAGAGCAGAACGGCAAACTTGGATCAGCAGCTTGGCCAGGGAACGGCCCATACTGACATCTCGCGTTGCCGGTGAGCGAATCACACTGCTGGATGATGTTGCAGCCCGTGATTGTCCCGTCGTCCAACATGCATTCGTTCGATGCGAGGTTCACCACGTTGCAGCCGGGAGCCGATGCGTAGGTCACGGCTTTGGGACTTGCCGCCGCTACATTTTTGTTGGGAGCGTAACCAGGATCAATGCAGCCGCCGTTTGCAGCCTGCACCAAGCCCGTGGGACACGTAACGCCTAAGCCACGCATCCCCCGAGGCCTATCCAACACGATCGGCATTTGGACGCGCATCACGCGCCCGCCTGGTTGACGCATCAGAACGGTTTGGCCGATGCCGGAGAGCCCCGCTTGTACTTTTAGAAACACAAGGCCTCCGCAATACGAGGATGCGAGGAAAATGATGCGAGGATGCGAGGAAAACGGATCATTCGCTCGCCACCCACAAGGCCGTGAGCGCCACCGCGCCGAGCAGCCACACTGGAAGACCAAAGACGCTCCCGGTCAAAAGACTGCTGACCGATGAAGGCAGCACAGAAGAAATTGCGGAGCCCACCGAAGAGACCGCCGCTGAAGCTGGACCCGACGAAGCTGGCGTGGGGTCCGGAACTACATTCGGATCGTTCGCGATCGGATCGTAATAGAAGCTCCAGTAATCGCAGAACTTGATCTGCCCGCCGCCGATATTCGAATCGTTCAACGTGCTCGGACACGGACGCCTGACCAATCTTTCGGAGATGCAGCGCTGCCCAGCCTGCCCTAAAGATGGATCGCTGCACGCTTGCTGCAATGCCGCCGCGAGCGTGTTGATGTTGTTTAGCGCCGCCGCTTGCAAGCTCTTGTAGTGAACCGGGGCGTTCATATACGCTGCCTGATTCTGATCGAGCAACGCGCCGATCTTGTTCGCGTCCTGTGTCGCGACTACGCAGGTCTGCCCACAGCCGTGAAACATGTTGGCGATAAGCGAGCCAACTGCGATCAAGCCAGCGATGGCCGCTCCAATCGGACCCGTAACCGTGCCTAACGCTACAAGAATTCCAACAGTAGTCGATGCGCCAACCGTTACTATCTGATTGATGGACTGCGGTGAGGAGATATCGCCAAGCGATCGCGAGACTGTTCCCCGCGCTGCTACTCCAGTGCAGCGCGAGACGGAAGATCTTGAAGAGACGTACATTCACTGCTTGCTCCCAAGAAGTGGAATGACCACTACAGCCGCAACCAATCCAATCGCTAACCACGGCAGGATACTCGCGAAGCTGGATGTGAGTTGTGCATTCGCCGCGGACTGCCCTGTGTACACGGGCTGGCCATTCGCGCCGATCACATAGCCCGGAGGCAACGTCGCAAGCTGCGCTGCTTTCAATCCGCCTGAAACGATACTGTTGATAATGCCGGTCCAGTTGGTAGGGGTTCCGGACGCGCTGGTGGCAGTTGGCGTTGCGGGCGTGCTGATGGCCAGCGGATTCAGGGCACTGTTAATCTGGGTCGTTAACGAGTTAGGCAACGCGCTGAAATCTGTAACGACATTGCCGTTCGGATCAAAGACTGTGCCATCACTGAAAACTTGGTAGTCACCCGTGGAGCTCGCCACTGATGTATAGTCCGTCTGCCCGAGTCCGCGCATCCCGCGTTTCCGCATCGGCGCCCCGCGTGGAAGATATCCGTGTAGCGTGTTCTTCGCCTGTGACGGAAACGCCTGCACTGGATTGCCGTTGAGGTCCCAAGCCTGCCATCGGGAGATGTGATCGCGCGGAACCATCCAGCCAGGGAACTTTCCGTGCGATGCGTCCATTGGAAGATACGCACCGTTCACTTCAGCCATCGGGAAGACGTGCGACCAGCGTTCCGGATCGGATGGGTCCGCCGCCACCGTCACAATGACCGATGAGATCCCCAGAATCTTGAGTAGGCAGCACACCAGCATCGTGAAGCCGTCGCAATCTTCCTTGCGATCCTGTTCACGCACGAGCACCGCGGGCGCTATCAATAAATCGAGCGCATCGGGCTCACCGATCTGAAACAACCGCGGTTCGTCCTTCGCGAACTTGACGGCGTGTTTCACCATCCACCACACGCCCCAACAATCGCCTGAGGTTTGCGGCACCATTCGGCCGGTTACAGACGCTACTTGGTTGAACTGGCCAGCCCAACGTTCGCGCGCTTGCTTTGCCCATAACTGGCACACGTCATCGGAGGCGCCGGCCGCGATGTACTCGCACATCTTCGCAATGGTCTGCTTAGTCGATGTGTCGGTGTCGGGCGCCGCGGGGATCTTCTCTTTAATGATAGGGCCAGTTTTCGCGATCGCTGCGCTCGCTGGCGTTGACGATTGCGGATCCGGAGGCGCAAGGGGAGCGCTATCTAAGGACCCGTACATAGAGCCGCTGTCGAGATAGTCCACGAAGCGTAAGTGTAACCGCAATAATTTTCCAGTTGCAACCGCGCTCCTAAGGTACGTATACTAACGGCCAGGGCGTCACCAGGTGGACTAGTACGAAGGTTCCACGTGGAACATAGGCCCACGGAGCCGTGAAACGTGGCAGAAACCACCGCAGAACCGATCCAAAAAGAGCAGACTCAACCACTTGAACCGCCGGATAAGCGGCCACCAGGCCGGCCGAGGGCTCCGAGAGACGTAAAAGCCGACACGGGAGCGGGGGACGTCGGAGAATCGTTCTTCGATAGCTTGAAAGCTCTCACCGAACAGGATTGGAAGGACTTATACACCATATACCTGTACCGATGTGAGCCCTACACCGACCGGAAGATCACCGGCAATGACAACTTCATCATGAAGTACACCCAGCCGATCGATCAGCAGTCGGTCATGGAAGAGTACGGCAGCGGAAAGTACCTTGCTGTATTAAATCTATTTAATCCGACAACCCGCCACGGTAAGTCTGCTTACAGTCACTATTTTCGGATCATGAACATGAACTACCCGCCTAAGCTTCCCCTGGGTGAGTGGATCAATGACGGCCGCAACAAAGACTGGGCGTGGGCCAAGCCTTTACTAGAGGCCGCGGAGTCGAGGCGTATCCAGCAGCAGCAAGTGGCCGGCACGAGTGCGGGCATGGATCAAGCCGCCGAAATGTTCAAGGCCGCGGTGAACGCAGTCAAGCAACTTCGTCCTGAGGCTGCACCGGAAGAACAAAACTCACTCGCCGGGAAAGTGATAGAGAGTATGGAAAAAAGCGCGGATCGCATGCTGGCGATGGCGAACCCGGCTCAGTTCATGGGGCTGGTCGAGAAAATTCTCAGCGTCAACAAGTCGGACGGCGGGGGAGTGGTTCAACTCGTGATGAGTCAGCTCGCCGCAATGCAATCCGAACTTTCCGAAGAGCGTAAATTCTCACGCGAACTGCTCGCGAAGAACAACACGCCCGAGCCACGGCGCTCACTCAAGGAAGAGTTGGGCGACGTGAAAGAAATCGCCGGCATGTTCCGCGGGAATAGCGCGGCCAGCTCCGGAACAGATTGGGCGGGAGTGCTTGTCCCGGTTGTCCAAAAGCTTTTAGAAGTTGGGGGAGCCGTCGCACAGGTTGCCATCGCGCGCGCTGGGCAGAAGCCGCCACCACGCCCGCCCGTTACCGTACAGGCTGACCATTCCCTTCCCGAACCGGCCGCGCCTGACGTCCCGCAGCCCCAGCAAATGAATCCCAATCTCACATCGGAGCAACAAACCATGTTCATGGAGTTGGAACTTATCAATGCGACCATGGGGCCGATGCTCGACATAGCGACACCACACATGGTGGACATGTTCCACAAAGCTACCGGAATGCATTTCCGCGATTGGTTCCTGGATGAATACGGAGATTTCTCATATCGGGAAACGAAAAAGCTGGGGCCGGAGAAAGTTCTCGCGCTTTTCGAACTTCGAAAGCAAGTCGCGGCGCCAAACGTTCAACAGTTGCTCATGCAATTGCAGCCGCCCGAGAAGGTGCAGACTTTTGTCTTGCAGTTCCTCTCGGATGAACCAGCCGAAGAAGAAGACGAAGATCCAGAACAGCCAGGGACAGAAGATGAACGTAAAGCAGTAACGAAAGATTTCTAGTCGTCTTGCGCTGCACTGGAATAGCAGCGCGGGGAAAGGTCGAACAATGGCGAAGATCCACGCGGTTATTATCGATGCCGAAGTTGAAAACGAAGAAACGATCCGGAGTTTGCTTTCCGCGATCCAGGGAACTCCCCGTCCTGCGGAAGCTCCCGTGATAACGGAGGGGCCACTCCAGTTAGCCAGTCCCGTAGAACAAGCCCCAGAACAGCCACCAGTAAAACGCGCGTACCAGCGAAAGCAGCCGGTTAAGCACGCGCCAATAGCAGCACACGAAAGTGAAGCACCGCGCGCTGGTGGTCCGTCCATAGTAGATCGGGTCCAAGAGGCTTTGCGCAAACGCCCGATGTCGAGCATGGAATTGATTCAGTTTTTGAAAGTTCCAGCTCAGACAGTCTATACCGCCTGTTCGTGGCTCAAATCGAAAGGAGTAGTGGAATCGAAGATTGAAGGCGACGATGAAACGCGCCGATGGTATCTGAAGTGACCGACCGGCCAACATTTTGGGCGGGGCTACTCCAGTGCCCCGCCGAAACCTGAAGGAAGAAACGAAATGAATCCAACTTTGATTCACCAGCCCACCAAATGCATCCTCTGTGGTCACGTCTTCAAATCTGACCTACTCGGCTCAGCCGCTATCGTCGGATCAAATCCTAAGGCGAAGCTTCAGCAAGTCGCGGCGATGGTAAATCCGTTGATGAAGCACTTGCAAAAAAGTCATCCGGATGCAATCCAAGCGGCGCAAATGTCAGGCGGGGAATTCGCAGGCTACCTGATGGTATCGAAGTGTTTCGAGATGGACAACGCAACGGCAGAGAAGTTAGGGACGGACTTCACGCGGTGGAACGTGCATAAGTTGACGGCACGGAAAGAAGCGCATCCGAGCGATGAACGGATCAGGGATCGAGTGGCACAGATTTTCCAAGGACTCGACACTCCGCACTATGCACACTTTGCCGTGGAAGTAGAAAACCTGCTTCGTGAAATGCGAGACGCTATCGAAGAGAAGGACCGCTACTCAACTCCTCAGCCGGTTCCAGAAAACGGTCAACCGAACTAAAGGCGTCCAACTTCGCGGAGATACTCCATCCGCCGTTGCTGTTGAGGTTGATTCACTCTCGATGGCTGAACTGGCTTGCGATTCAACCGTTGGATCGTTCTCTTCTCGATGTAGGCTTTGAACGTCGCGCCACTCTTTAGAGGCACCACACGGCGTTCTTTTTTGTCCTCGCCCACCAACGCCCACCCAAGCGTCCTCGCCTCAACGGTCAACCTACCTTCTGCTACAGCGACAGCTTTAACACGGCCCAGGTATACATTGCCAATCTCAACAGCGAATGGATTTAGTTTGATGTGTACGGCTGGCTTTAATCCTCCGACACGCCCGAACTCTCCAGCTTGCGCCCGGTGGAAAAGTTTGGTTACGGCAGAAATTATTTCTCTATCGGTCATGCTGAAGCCGCCCGCCTTCGATTTTGTAACCAGGCCGGGACAGTGTGAAGCCAAAGTCCAGCGCTTTCCTGTTTCTCCCGTTTGAACGTCGCGCGGATTGCTTCACAAAGCCTTCCGTCGTCAAGGTCCGGGTCCACTGCCCGAGCAAGATTTGCGAGTTTTTCAACGAAGTCTGGCGTAACATCGGAGAATTTCTTGCAGGATGCTATGAGCTTTTGGGCTTCCGGGAACTCGGTATCTTGCCGTGTTGGTGGTTTGCGTTCAATTGATTCAGTGGTTTGAGCATCAGCAGCAGCTACCGCGTGGCTGAGTTCCACAATACCCGTAGTTCTGTCTGCTGTTGCTGCTTCTGTATGGGGTAGGTTGGGATGGGATGGGATGGGAGCTATGTTTGAAAACATAGGGTGGCTATCGTCAGTTTTCGATACGCCACGCTTATGATTCCAGCGCTTTTCAGCCCCTAACCTACCTGCTTCCTGTGATTTAGCTATCCTTTCTTCTGACTCTATACGCCGCTTCTCATCCAGTGTAAACCGCAAAGTTCCGTCGTTTTCGGTGAAAAATGAAATCAAAAATGGCCACATCTTCCGAAATTTCCGCGTTGAAACACAGAGTAAGTTCTTCTGAAGTTGAGCGAGAAACTCCTCGTTGTTAGGGATTCCGCCGTGATACCAGGCGTACCACCGGAGCCGTGTCAAAGCTAAAAATTGATCTGCTGTGCAGCCCATGAACTCCGCGAGTTCGTCGGCCGGGAAAATCTGGAGGGATCTCATTGTCGCGGCTCCCGATCGGTGATGTAGACTTCATCTGCTTGATAAACCAAGCGCCCATCGCACTCTGTCCAAAGTTTACGCAGGCTAGGCCAATGCCGCCGGAATTTCAGCCGGGTCATCCGAAACTGCTTGGCGACCCGTTCTAAATCACGCTCTTCGCATGGAAGGCCGAAGTGGATGAAGGCGTAATCCCGAAACTGGCAAAGCAGGCCGAGCGCTTCTAGGGGGAGTTCGTGGAGCGGGCCGCCTAGTTCCATCCCATCGAAACATTCTGGTGCCCTTAAGCTTGGAGGCGGGAACCTCTCAAACCTGGTACTTTTGGGTCTTGACGCAGGTTCAGACTGTTGTATAATGGGCATGTTCAGGCTGTTGTTCAGGCTGTGAACCTTTCTGGTGTGGTGACCGGGAAGTGCAGACCATTCGAGTCAGGCCGGGTTTTCTCACGCGGAGATCCGGCCTTTCGTTTTTAGGTTTGGAGATTTAACCAGCCAAGCGAATGCTGCTGCTGTTTGTGGCATGGTTCAAAGTTTACACCCGCCCTGGAAAAATCTCAAGTGTTTTCACCCGACTGGTACCCTACAGTACTTGACTTACAGGCAGAGTTGGGGCATTATCCGCTCAGGGGCAGGGCTACTAACTCCAGTGCCCTGCCAAGACGAAAAAAGTGTAAGGTAATGAACTGGACTCGTGACAGAGTACGCCGTCTCGCCCGCATCTCAGCAAATGCAGCGCTGCTAACCGCCGACCTTCAAGCGCTGATCCACGAGTTGGGGCCGGAAGATCCAGGCAAAGAAAAACTGACCGCGGCAAACGAAGAGCTTCACCAGGCGGAATTTCACATCGACGAAACGCTACTCGCTGGCGAAACCGTTTGGCAGTTGACGGACGCCCTCACTGAAAGCTGTATGGAGTGCGTGCCTACAATCGAAGGGATGTCGGGGTCCATCAATTTCGGCGAAGGCTTCACCGTGGGGGAATATCTAGACAGCATCCGAGGGATGCAAAACGAAACTGGCGCGGTTCTTAACTATCCCGAAAAGGCAGGCATTCTGTGAACCAGGAGCCTGTCATCTTTCCGCGTGACTCAACACTCCGGGATGTGCCGGATCACTTCAAGGGAATCACACCGTTTGAATTTCTTCGGCGCGACCTTCGAGCGCAAGCGATAGAATATTTGAAGAGCCTGCCACCCGCCGATACATTGAAGGACGATCTGATTTTGCCACGCGAGTTGGTAGACACGAAGGGCCGGGAGTGGCACGCCCGACACATTCACGGATCGAGAGACAATTACGGATGGAAAAGCGCGTAACGCCCCAACGTGCTGCTACTCCAGTGCAGCACGAGACGCAGGATAGCCCATAAGTACTAAGAGTGAATCGGTACTTCTGGTTCATTTCAAACTTCAATTTCAGGCCATACTATCAAGCCGTGGAAGGACACAAATGAGTAACGAACACAAAGGCTTTATCGCTGGGCTCGCGCTCGGCTCTTTCATCAGCATGTTACTGGTGCTGTTTGGGATTATCGCGATGCCAGGATTGGCTTCAGTCGTCGCGCCGCTTGCGGCTGTCGGCGTCTTCCTGGGCGTGCTCTCGGCTACCCTGATAGCGATGACCTGGGCGACTCAACCGGCGTTTGGAGCGAAACTGACGTTGCTTGCGGAGCTGGCGTAGTATTGCGCGATTTCGGGAACTGGAGTAAGCTTGTCTGCATGAAACGAGTTCTCATCGTTAGCTCGCTCTTTTGTATCGGAGTAGGGGGCATCCTTGTCGCGGTCCTGCATGGCCAGACCAAGCCGAGCCTTGAGCAGCAAATCAAAGCCACGGTAGCGGTGCCGGCCGGCTCGGTCATTGCCGTGACTCCAACCGGGGCGATTGTCGAGCTGGACAATAAATCCGCTTGCATTGTGGTGACCTATCCGACAGTGGCAGGGACACACGGCTCTATTACGTTTAACGCGGCTGCTACGGGGTGTTCGATTGCTGGACCCGCGGGGCCGGCCGGTGCTACAGGTGCGCAGGGGCCAGCCGGCACTATTGGCGCGACCGGACCCGCAGGTGCAGCCGGAGCGGCCGGCGCAACGGGGCCACAGGGACCAGCAGGAAGCGGCGGAAACTTTTCGGATGCTGAAGTACCAGGCGGAACTGTCAACGGCGTCAACGCCACGTTTGTCCTTGCCGCGGCGCCTTCGCCGGCCGGTAGCCTGATGCTGATCCGAAACGGGCTTTTGCAAACCGCGGGCATCGATTACACGCTGTCTGGAAATACGATCACGTTTCTTGCTGGCGCGATTCCTCAATCAACTCCGACGCCGGATGGATTGGTCGCATGGTATCGCCATTAGAGAGAATACTCCAAGGTGTTGCGCTGACAGTGCTGTGCGCGCTGGTGATAACCGAAATACGGGGCACCACGGCAATCAACCCCTTCCAGGGTCTCCAGATGGGTAAGAACCTGGTTCAGTATTTCACGCCAGGTAAAGGCTGGTTCGTGGATGCCAACACTGCAACGTTGCTCACGAAGGCCACGGCGCAATCCGGCGTCTGTGACTTCGTGGCGTCGAGCAACAAGACTTTCGCCTACACATACCAGTTCGGGCCGGCTGGTTGCCAAGCTTTGACTATCTATGCCAAGGGGATGCATCTCAGGTTAGTGCCCGACGTGACTAACGCGGCGGGCCATTGCTCATTGGCGATCGACCAAGTCAGCGGTAATCCCGTTGCCATCAAGCAAGCGGACGGTCTGACGGACCCGGTAGCCTCTTCTCTGATACCAGGACGCGAATACCCGATCTGGTTTGACGGGACGGTGTTTAGGTTGGAATGATACTCGCGAAGCGCAGCGTGTGCCAGTGCGGCTCTCACTACTGCGCGCAGTGCAGGTCGCGTGCGGCAACCAGGGCATGGAGAACGCGCAACCCATACCAGCCTAAACCACGAATTGGCCCACTGACCTATCGCGCAGAGATAACGCGGCGGTATCGAGAACGGCGAGAACGCATAGCCCAAAAGGAATACTGGATGATTGGCTACGACGGACCCCGTCCTCAGCCTGGTAGTTGGTGGCCACGGATGATGGAGCACGCTCAGCGCTACGGTCTTTGATTTTTATGTTGGCGCTTTTCTCGACGGTCCTAGTACTTCCGGGTCTTGACGGCGTGCGCGCGCTGAGGCAGGATTGACGCATGGATGTACGGTCGTCCGGATGTGATTGCGGCGGCGTGTTGAAGCGCGCTGGGTGGATGCTCTTGCAGTGCCGGGATTGTGGAGCATTGTTTGAGGTTTTTCCGGACGGGTCTATATTACCTTCACCATTCAGCGAAAATGCTTCACGCGCTGAAACCCCAGTTCAGCGCGAAACGGAAGATGATGCTGGCGTGTGAGTCCTAGTACTTCCGGGTCTTGACGGCGTGCGCGCGCTGAGGCAGGATTGATACATGGCCTTCGATCACGGTTTGGTAATCACGTCCGGATTGGTAATTGGGGCCTGCCTTTTCGTGATAGCCAGGGCTGCCAAACTCTGACAGCCTATAAGCGCGGAATGCATTTCCGGCTGGTAGTAGATGTGACGAACGCGACGGGCGTATGCTCGCTCAACATCGATAACGTGGGGCCGGTGAACATCAAAGACAAGACGGGCAAGAACGATCCGACGGCGAGTTCGTTGGTTCCAGGGCAGGAATATCCGATCTGGTTT